TTTAAATGGATTTGATGCATGTGGAAAGAATGTTATTCTAGAATTAATTGATCAAAAAGCCAAAAACTCCCAAAAGGAATTTAATATTTTCACGCAGTATATTTTTAATGATCAAATAAAAAATAAATATGAAAATTTAAATTTAAATTTCTCCTCAGATCTACAGCACAAAATTAATTTTTCCTATTATGACGTTATCAATAAGCTAAAAGCAACTATAAATTTTAAAAATTTCCTATGTAGTTTTAATGGGTCACCACATGTATCGAGACAATTTTTAACTTCAGCATTGCATAAATTTAATTGGTTTGATCCCCATTATTGTAGTAAAAATTTTATAACCAGCAGGGATACAGTAGACGGCAACATTCAACAATTTTGTGATAAAAAAATAGAACCATTTTATAGAAAATTTATTATTGATGGTTCGCCTGCCGCAGAAGATTTTTACAATAACAGTCATGGGTTTAATTATGTAAGATGTGATCATGTAAACAACATCAAAAATTTAGAGAGCCGGCTAACAGAATCATTTGTGCATGTGGTTAGTGAAACCTTGGCCACCAGTTATTGTCCATTTGTTACTGAAAAATTTTTATATAGTATAGTAACTAGGGGGTTATTTGTCGCATACGGGCAACCAAATTGGCATGATCATTTAGAAAAATATTATGGTTTTAAAAAATATGAAAAAATATTTGATTATAAATTTGACAATACTCAAAATCCTGTGGTTAGATTAGTGGAATTGCTTACAATGTTGGCAAAATTTGAAAAACTATCGGTGTCAGATTGGCATGATTTATATCTATTAGAATTGGACACCGTTAATTATAATTACGATCACTATTTTAGTGGTAAATTCTTGGCTAAATTAAACAAATATGCATCGAATATTTACATTCAAGTTAACTGATAATAAGATTGGTTATGAATACGATGGGACTAATTCAGGCCATACACACGGATCCTGTTATGTATCGCCGGATAAAAAATTTAATTACGTAAATATCCCAAAGAATGCAACTAGTTCATTGAAGATGATGTTTTCCAACTGGGAATTTTCAGATTTTAATAAGTTCGTGGATATTGATCCCAAACATTTAGTTGTATTGCGTGATCCCATCGATCGCTGGGTATCTGGGATGACACAATATCTTTGGCTATTAAACAGGGATCGATCACAAGAAGAAATTTTGAATTTAATAAACTCCCAATCTTTTCAAAATTTAATATTTGATTTTGTGATATTTGATAGTCATACACTACCGCAGACTTGTTTTCTATCAGGGTTGGATTTGGATAAAATAACTTTTTTTTATTTTGATGAGGGTGTGGTATCAAAGATTCGAGATTATGTTAGTGATACAAATTTAATTTTACCGAAAAAACTGAACACAACATTACAATCCAACATCAAATTGGCGATCTCTACCACTTTAAAATCTGTAATTAATAACAGTCCAAGTATGCAATACCGACTAAACCAATATTATTTTACAGATCATGAATTATTAGATAAAGTAAAATTTTATAATTAAGGAAAATTACCATGGCTAAGCCTTTTGACATTTCAAAATTTCGTAAAAGTATTACCAAAAGTATCGACGGCCTGGGCATTGGGTTCAATGATCCCACTGACTGGATCAGCACAGGTAACTACACATTGAATTATCTTCTCAGCGGTGACTTCCACAAGGGTGTGCCCCTGGGCAAGGTCACTGTTTTTGCTGGGGAATCAGGTGCTGGCAAGAGTTATATCTGTTCGGGTAACCTGATCCGCAATGCGCAACAACAGGACATCTATTGTATTCTGATTGACACGGAAAATGCTCTGGATGAAGACTGGCTACGTGCCCTGGGTGTTGACACCAGTGAAGATCGATTGTTGAAACTCAACGTGGCCATGATTGATGACGTGGCCAAGATCATCAATGACTTTGTCAAAGAGTATCGACTGTTGCCTCTGGAAGAGCGTCCCAAGGTCCTGTTTATTCTGGACAGCCTGGGCATGATGCTGACCCCCACAGATGTCAACCAATTTGAATCTGGTGACCTCAAGGGTGACATGGGTCGCAAGCCCAAGGCTCTGACTGCCCTGGTCAGAAACTGTGTCAACATGTTTGGCAGTCTGAACATTGGTCTGGTGGCAACCAACCACACCTACGCAAGCCAGGACATGTTTGATCCCGATGACAAGATTTCAGGTGGTCAGGGTTTTATCTATGCTTCAAGTATTGTGGTGGCCATGCGCAAGCTCAAACTCAAAGAAGATGAAGATGGCAACAAGACTTCAGAAGTAAATGGTATTCGTGCCAGTTGCAAGATTATGAAAACTCGTTATGCCAAACCTTTTGAATCAGTTCAAGTCAAGATCCCTTATGAAACTGGCATGAACCCCTACAGTGGGTTGACTGACATGCTGGAAGCCAAGTCCCTGTTGGTCAAGGAAGGCAATCGTCTGATGTATCGGACGTCGGATGGCACGGAAATCAAGCAGTTCCGCAAGGAATGGGAATCCAATGAGGGTGGTTGTCTGGACATAGTGATGAAAGAAATTAGTTCTAATCCCAATTCACTAAGTAAGAGTACTTCCCTGGTGGAAGAATCAGGAGATACAGAAACATGAGTTTAGAAGTTGACGTTATTAGCGAGATGTGGTTGACCTGTAAGGAATACATTGCTGGCAAGGATCGACAAGCCGCAGCTGACCACGTGATCAGTGTCATTGCTGATCATGATGTCACTGAGCATGATCTACGTGCTCTGGCCGGTGTTGACAGTTGGTTGGAACGAGCTGTAAACGAGTACATGGGGGACGAGGAATTCATCGACGACGGTGACGACGAGGATGAGAACTACTGATGTGGTACAGCCGTGTTGTGGCCAACCTGGCGGCCATTCCTGACTTTATTCAATACTATGAACAGGAATTGGATGCTGCCAGACGGGAAGTCACAGTCTACGGCAACATTGAAAAAAGTCTGGCTTGTTTACCAGGACTAACCGAGCACCGCTTTAATCAACTACAGGAAATTGAAGCGGTGCTGAATTATCTTAACATCCAACTACGCAAGATACGACGCAAGCATTTCCAAAAATATTTGGAAGGCTATAATCGTGCGTTGACCAGCAGAGATGCTGAGAAATATGTGGACGGTGAGGATGAGGTCATCGATTTTGAAACCATCATCAATGAAGTGGCATTGCTGAGAAACAAGTGGCTTGGTGTATTAAAAGGGTTAGAAAGTAAAAATTATATGCTGGGGCATATATGCAGGTTACGGACAGCAGGTATGGAGGATTCCACAATTGGATAATCAAAGACACAGTCAACATATTTTAAGTCAGCTTTACGAGTATGACAGCTTCATGGACAGTCTCAGGACCATTGCTGACATGGGCTGCGGCACCGGTGAAGACATTGCCTGGTGGGCAACACTTATGACTCGAGATGATCCACCAGTACCACACAACTACAACTGTTTTGCAGTTGATGTTGATGCCAGGAAACTTGCTCTGGTGCCTGAATTGCCCAACATCACCAAGATAAATCGAGACTTTTCAGAACCACAACTTTTTCCTGTGGAAATTGATCTGATGTGGGCACACGATAGTTTGCAGTACAGCACCAATCCATTGGAAACTCTGCGTGTCTGGAACGAACAAATGAATGTCAATGGCATGCTGGTGATCGCCGTGCCGCAGCACAGCGGAGTGGAGTATAACCGATATTACAGTAACACACACAGCGGGTGTTATTTTCACCACACTCCTGCCAATCTAATATACATGTTGGCTGTTAATGGTTTCGATTGCAACGATGCCTATCTGTTAAAACAATATAATGACACCTGGATTCATATGGCAGTATATAAATCAGAAATTCCACCCATGGATCCCAGCAAGACTTCACTAGCAGACCTGATAGATCAGGGGCTGCTAAATCCCACCGTGGTGGAATCCATCAACAGGAATAACTTTATTCGTCAGGAAGAAATTCTTTATCCCTGGTTGGATCGGGAAAACTATTTCGTTGATTATGTCATGCCAGCCACTGAAATTCCCACTGAAGCTGGGTTGCCAGTCGACGCTGGGGTGTTTAATGAAGTTAAAAAGTCACGCAAGCGTAGTGTCAAACAGGCATCTAAAAAAGTTGCAGGGGTGGGTCTGGAACCAGTGGGTGCGCGTCAGCCCCCTAAAAAGAATCAGGACGACTCAGAATAAATAACTGATCATGCGCGATTTGATTGAAATATTGACTGAAAGTGTTGGGTTAAGCAATAGAACTCCTGGCGAGCAATTTGTTCAGCCCGGCACTGGTAAGACCATAACTTTTCAATCCATGATCTGGTACCCTGCCCAGGGGAAATTTCAATCACCAGAAGAACTTCAGGCTGCAGTTGACAAGCTGGGGTTTTCCGATAAAATACAATGGTCCAATCAGTACAATCGTGGCATGGCTGGATTTGGTATTGCACATTTCACGAATGACGATACTCAGGCAGATTTATATTTTGGTAGATACCTCAAACAGATAAGCCCAAATTCATCTCTGAATAACTTTCCCAATAATGCTATACCAGGTGGTTATCAATACCAGTCATCGGCAGCACGAAAAGAACACGTTGGGTATAAACCTTCAGACATATTGACTCAATATGAAAAAAATACTCCTGCCAGCATATACAACCAGGTGGCAAATAAATTTGGTGTGACCAGTGCCATTACACAGGCCACAAAGATTTTTATAGAATCTGACAGTTTCCCTGTTGTTTTGCCTCTGGGAGACATTGATTTTGCGGGTTTTAGAGACTATTTTTGCGAATTGCTACAGCCTATTGCTCTGGTGCAAGGCAAGCCAGTGTCGGGCAACGCTGACGAGGCAGAGAAAATATTTTTTGGCACTGCTGGATTCGATACCTGCACCATAACATTCAATTCTGGAGCAATCGGCGGATTGTCAGACAGTCTACTAACAAATGCCGATGGCAAGCAAATTAAATTAAGCAGCAAAGGCAAGTCCGGTGCCATGGCCAGTGCTGTAAATTTGTTAAACGCCATTGAAGAATTGCGTCTGACTCCGGCTGGCCAACGACTTATAAAACAATATCAAGAAGAAATCAGCATAGTACAAATTGTTAAAGATCAGGGACATTTTCAGGCACCCCTTCAGCTGGCAGTAATGTACGGGATCATTGATGCCAGTGATGTGCCTCTGGTGGCCAAACTTAAAAACTATGGTGCCCATGACAAAATTGTGGGCACTGGTGTTCTCAGCCCTAAATTGGAATCTTTTTATAAAGAACGGTCAGCCAAAGACCCCAGTCGAATCATTCCCAGAGAACACCTGACAGCGGCTATAGCATACAAAGTAGCAGATTATGTGAACAAGAACACCAATTTTAGTCAGGCTGCGTCTGACATTCTTAATAATGGTGCATTGGTGCAGGTGTACACTGATGCACAGCAGACATCAGACACCATTGTCATCAAGGGATTCAGATCAGTTTATCCCAGCACTGCTGTGACTGGTGTAGAATTCTCAGCCCAGAAAACCTATTACAGCACTGGTGGTAATGGCAATTTTGTTTTTAACATTCTGTATAACAATGCCAAATCTGCTGATGTTCTGGAAAAAGATACTGCTGATCAGTCTGATAGCTCAGAACGTCAGACAGCCATACAACAAAAAATTTCTGATATTGACAGACCAATGCGAGGTATCAGGCCCACTAGGGCATCAGAATTTTCTAATTCTAGTTCTGAGATTTCTAGCCCGCGCGAAAAACGTTGACATTTCAGCTGGATAGTAATACAATCAATGAATGATTCGACTACTGGGTAAGATTCCTGCTGAAATCTACGTGGCCTGCTCAGGTGGGGTTGACAGCATGGCCGCACTGGATTTCCTGCGCAGACGTCACGACGTCACAGTGATTTTCATACATCACGGCACCGAGAACAGCACACTGGGACAACGAGTGGTGGCTGAATACTGCACACAGCATCAGATCGCCATGCTGGTCAGTCTGATTGACAACAGTCTTAAAACTGCTGCAGTCAGTTGGGAAGAGTTCTGGCGCGAACAGCGATATCAGGAATTTGACCGACTGGATCTGCCTGTGGTGACTGCACATCATCTGGATGACTGTGTGGAAACCTACGTCTGGAGCATGTGTCACGGCACAGCCAAGGTCATTCCTCATCAGCGCAATCAGGTCATCAGGCCCTTCTTGCTCAACACCAAACAGTGCCTGGCTGAGTGGTGTCAGCGGCATCAGGTCAGTTGGCACGACGATACCAGTAACTGGGACACCAAATACACTCGTAACAGGGTCAGACACGATGTCATGCCCAGAATTCTGGAAGTTAACCCGGGTATTCACAAAGTTGTGCGCAGAATTGTAGAGAAAAAGTTTCTGGAATCTGTTGACAATCACAGTGAACTCAAGTACAATTGTTTTGTTGAGTAGTTAAGCAGTGGAAGGTTTTGCGCCCATAGCTCAATTGGTCAGAGCAGCGAACTCATCTTTTTGGTGCACCAGATGTAGAAATACGCTGAGTGAATGGTGTCAAATTCGGAGAACCCTAAGTGCGAAAGCATATGGCAACGCCGAGCCAAGCTTCAGTGGAAACATTGTTGAAGGTGTAGAGACTAGACGGCACCCACCTAAAGCGCAAGCAATGGTGAAGGCATAGTCCAAGGAGTGGCGAAAGTCACACAAACTTGAATTCGTTGGTTCCTGGTTCGAGTCCAGGTGGGCGCACCAATCATATGGAGGTGGAATCCGTGTTGACTTTGATTATTGTAATAGTATCAGTGATGTTATTCTAAAGGAGAAATTTACTATGTCAGACCCAAAAAAGAATTTGTTGGAGCAGATGCAGGATGTGGTGGAAAATGTGGGAGAATTTGCTGGTGCTGTGGCAGAAAATGTTGCAGAACTGGTGTCAGATATCGCACACGAAGTGGAAGAATTTGTGGAAGACACTGTGCATGACTTCCAGGAAGCATTTGATGATGACGATGGTGCCACCGAGGACCAGGTCAACGAGTAAAGGTAGCAGGCCCGAGTGGTGAAATCGGTAGACACAGCAGACTTGAAAATTTGAGTGCCTGGCGGGAAACCACCAGAGTAGAACTCGTCAAATTCGGTGAAGGCTTTAACCTGCTAATACCGAGCCAAGCCCAGTAATGGGAAGGTGTAGAGACTAGACGGCGAGCATCTAAGGCGTTGCGCTATGATGAAGGTATAGTCCAGACCACAAACAATCCTAGGATTGGTAGTGAAAACTATAGTGGTAAGAAAATCTGCCACCCTAAACAGGTGTGCCGGTTCGATTCCGGCCTCGGGCACCAGGATCAGCAGATGTTTTGTATGACCAATTTTTCGGGCATAAATAAAACGGCAGTACGACAGTGAATTTTTATAGCGGTACACTATGCTGAAATGATTATGGGCCTGGTCAGGTAGTCAGCATAGACGAAAATCATATGTGATGACGGCGTAAATGAGAGAGTGTATACCGAGAGACCCCCAGGACGAAAAATCCTGGGGTTTTTGCTGTTGTCAACCGCTGAACAAGTAGAGATTAACTGCCTCACTGTAAAAATTAAGTTTGATATTAAATCATATTAAATAGTATTATAAAGAAAACAAATTTATAAAACTTTACCAAATATAAATTCAGACTCGGTGATAATCTGAAAATAGAAAAAATCAGGACATTTCGTTAAACATGAATTATTCTCTTACTGTGTGTGTTGGTGATATATTTGAAGAGCTATCGCATCAAGCCAAAAAAATTGATCCTGGCGCTTTCCTAGTTGATAACAATAATGTTGTTGATATTGTGGATAAACCTTTGACACACGATATTGTCGTTTATACTTCGTTGGGTGAATTTAATGGAAATCATCTGCCATTTTTAAAGATATTGCAACAAGCTGACAAAATTTATTATTTCCCTCCCGACCATTGGTCCGACGGAAAAATCTTAGATTTTTTAAACCCCACCGAATCAACCCAGGGATTAACTGAGCAACTATTGTTAATGTATTCCGACAAGGTGGTGGATACTCGTAAACAACAACTTTATTTCAGTTACGATATTAATCCAGTGGTGGATGATAGAAAAACTCAAAAATTACAAATGTGGGTGGCTGGATGCAGTATATCTCATGGTGTTGGCGTAACTCAATCCGAAAGGTACGGGGAAATATTATCCCGGGACTTTCAATTGCCATGTAGTTTTTTAACTGCCCCCGGCTCGTCAATTGATTGGGCCGCAGATCAAATTCTCCGATGTGATTTACGCCCAGGAGATATCGTGATTTGGGGATTAACTAATACCAATCGTACGAGTTATTATCACCAACAAAATTTATTGCATTTAAATCCCAATGCATATAAACGATATCCTTATTTAGAATCGATCTGTTCTCAACGTTATTTACTATCTGAAACGTTGTTTTTTCAACATCTCTATTCAATTGAGCGGGTTATTAACATTTGTCAAAAACTTAATGTAAAATTATTGATTGTTGGACTGCTGCCTGAATGGGGACTTTTCCGTTTTTTAAAGACTCTTCCAAACTATTTCTTATATCCTTATAACGTTTCCTTGGATTCAAGCGGAATGAATTTTACAAATTTCGTGGATCTCGGTAGCGACGCCAGCCACCCTGGCCCAAAACAACACAATGCCTATAAGGATTTTATAAAATTAAAACTTAAGGAACTTAATTTTATTTAGAATTAAACTATCAAATTTTAGCAAATTTAATTTGCTATAAATATTTTTTTACCAGTGAGCGTTAAAATAGCGCCCTAGGGGTTCGAATCTCACTAATTTCGCCAGTATTTGCCAGCCTGATATTTGATTATCCAGCCTGACGTGTCAGGAAATTCATACGCATGTTTTGGGGTTTGAAATATTCCTGCACCACTTCCTTAACCGTGCTGATTTTAAACTCCCGACAACTGAAAACATCCAGGTAGATGTCACCTGTGCTGTCCACAAAGTGTGCCACAATACTGCTGGTCACAATGATTTGCACTGCTGTGAACCCGGCCTTGTCGGGAAGATCTGCAGCAGTGTGTTCGATCCAAGGTTCGCCAATGGGCTGCATGTCTATGCGATTCACCAATTCTTTGATGAAGTTGTGAACATTTAGGCGTTCTTTGATCAACGCACGATGGCAATCATGACAGTCCAGAGTCAGATGATATCCCCAGTGTGACATATTTGTGCTCCGCAAAATAATATTTAGTAGATAACTGTATAAAAGTTGGCCTCGATAGCTCAGTCGGGTAGAGCATCATGTTGTCAACGTGAATGTCGCGAGTTCGAACCTCGTCTCCCGCTCCAACCATTACGTTCCTTGGGTCAGCAATCCATTTATAGTATTTGACAAATTTACTAGACCATAATATAATGTGGCTTGATTTGTCATGACAGCTGGCTATTAAATATTTTATAGATTTGTCTATCTCCGAATAGTTCTAAGGAAATAAAATGTTAAAAACCTCTTACACCTCGGCGCAGTATTTGAATGAAGCGAATTCCCTGACATATGCCTACGGCAAAATCAATGCAGTAGTTATTGCCGACGTCGACGGAAATGGATTCACCGATCTGGTTACCTTTCCTTCTAACTTTACCACTTTTCCCGAGTTGCAGCCCTTGGTGTGGTCCAACTCCAATGGTGTTTTTTCTGCCAGACCCGACTTGGTTTCTGGCCCCAGCAGTTTTCAATATTTCAGAGACGCTGTTCCTGGTGATTTCACGGGTGATGGCATTTATGATTATCTGATGATGGATCAGGGGTTTGAGTTAGATAACCGAAATAGCGCGGCCTTCCAATTTAGCCAGCCAAAATTCTACGTGGGCACGGGTTCTGGACTAAAATCCGTACCCACTGATGAATTCTTGGTGGCGGGCAATAATGATGTTACTTTCAATCACATCGGCGCATCAGCAGATTTTAATGCCGATGGCAAGCTGGATGCGGTTATCGCATCCTTTAGGCACTTGCGGATTCTGGTAAACGATGGGCGTGGTCATTTCACCACCCGAGAAGATCTGGTGCCAGTTAAATTTAATGATGGGACATTCTCTGCATCTGGCGCCACCTTCATTCGATTGGGTGCTTCCTATGGCTTGGTTGCTGGTGCTTATCGCTGGTTTGATCCTACCCAATCACCAGGAGACCTCGCGGTCCTGAATCAGCAAAACGGATTTTTTGTTGAGACACAGACTCTGGCCAGACCGAATCTGGGTCAGGATCGTGAAAGAAACTACGGTGCAGTCGACATGACCAACATCGACGTCAATAACGATGGCAGGGAGGATTTGGTTGTCACTTGGGAGACCGAGGTTACTGGTATGAATCTAAGTAATACCATCGCCACGGTTTATTTCCAAGATGCGAATGGTCGCCTCCAAACCGATCCAAGTGGCGCTGTTTATAATTTGGCTGGCAAGGGTGCTGGCTTGCAGATCTATTTCAGAGATTTCAATAATGATGGTTATACAGACTTCTGGAACAGTACATTTGGCATTCACCCCAGTAAGTTCAATGATCTGGTCTGGTACAACGATGGCACAGGGCACTTCGCCACGAATGCCAATGGGCCATTTCAGACCAGGGAATCGTTCCCTGACTGGTATTTAACCAATGCATTTTTCTTTGACGCCAATAACGATGGAGTTATGGATGTCGTCGCTGCGCGAGGAGTTATTCCACCCTCACTTACCAGAAACATTGGAGAGCAAGTGCAGGTCTTCCTGGGTATAGATCCCGTAATCCGAGGCACTGCCAAAGCAGATCGACTTTCAGGAACGAATGATGCTGATTCAATTCAGGGGCTCGGTGGTAACGACACCCTAACGGGGCTTGCGGGTGATGACACCCTGGACGGTGGAGCAGGTAATGACTCCATGGTGGGCGGGTTGGGTGACGACACCTACTACGTGGACAGCACTGGCGATCGGGTGGTGGAACTGGCCAATCAAGGCACTGACACGGTAATGACCTCACTGGTGAGTTACACACTGGGCAGCAACGTGGAGAATTTGACTTACACTGGTCCGGCAACATTCAAGGGCAAGGGAAATACTTTGAATAACAGCATCGTGGGCTCATTGGGATCAGACATACTGACTGGGCTTGCTGGTAATGACACCATCCAGGGCGGTGCTGGGTCTGATCAGATGTCCGGTGGATCAGGTAATGATGTGCTCACTGGTGGCGCTGCTGCAGATTATTTTGTGTTTGATACCGCACCCGGTGCCACTAATATTGATGCGATCACTGACTTTGAGGTTGGTGTGGACAAAGTTCGTTTGTCTAAATCCATGTTCAAGATATCTGGTTCAATCAAATTTGCCGATCAGTTCATCGTTGGCACACAGGCACAGGACAAGTATGACAGAGTCATTTATGACAGTGCCGCCAATAAACTCTACTACGATGCAGACGGCACTGGAAAGATTGCGCCTGTACAATTTGCCGAAGTCTCTACGGTGGGCATTGGCAAATTGTCTGCTGCCGACTTTGTGCTATTCTAATAGCATTGACGAACTCAGTTCAGATCCTAAATTTTTAAAAAATTTTCTTATGAAAAAACTTTTTTTAACGTTGGTGATGATTTGTGCTGATGCCCAGGCACAGACATCGGTAAATTTTTCTGAGTTAACCAGAGAAGTATTTGATTTATACCCGGCCAAATTAGAGTATTCTGCTCCCAGAATAGAACGCATTACTGACAGGGAGTTACGGCAATGGATGTGTCGGGGAGAGTGTGGAGCAAATGTGTCTCCTCGTGGTGTCTACTATCAACAGACAATTTATCTAAACGATAACATCACCGACTGGGACGATTACAGCAAAAGTTTGTATGTTCACGAGGTAGTACATTACCTGCAGGACCTGTCAGGAAAAACCAATAAACACGGTGCTGAATCGTGTGAGTCACATATGCGACTTGAGCAGGAAGCATATGACATTCAGAATGCCTGGTTAAAGAAAAGAAACGGCCGAATTCGTCTGCCAGTAATGGAATTGGCCAGAGTCAGTTCCAGGAACAGTTGCAGTAACCAGATGAATCGATTGACAAAACAATAAGTATGTAATTTAAAGGGAGGCGATAACATGAAAGCAGTGACGATGAAGAATCGATTCAACAACGAGCGTGTGGTGTGCGATGATGTTAGAGATATTCGCCTGATTGAAGGCATTGAATATCTGGTGGTCAGACATCAGGAAAACGCCAACAGAACATTCTTGATGCGCAAGGATGCGTTACAAAAAGTCACAGGACAAGTTTAATATCTGGCAGCATACTCGGGGTGGATCAAAAAACAAGGGCACTGAGTGCCCTTGTTTTTATTTAAATACCACTGGTGTTGGTGGGGGCAAAACTTGTTCAGTTACCAGGACCAACTCCTGGGGCATGATGATGGGTGGGGTCACCACCAACTTGTCTGTGACTGAGGCATCGGCACAGGCGGCGTTGGTGACAAAAATCAGAGTCAATGCAATAAGACCGTGTAAGTTATTCATATGGGTGGTCCTCACTGAGATTTTTTATTTAAACTACCGAGCCAGGCAAAATCTTCCTCGGTCATGGGCTGCCAATTGTTCATTGCTGTCTCCTGTTGGTTAAGTTACTGTGTTACCAAAACTAGTATATGGTTATTTATGTGCGGTTGCAACAAAATTTGTGCACCTGCACATTTTTTTTGCAAATAACAGATATTGAATTTTGCAATGCACTGTAGTGTTTTTTTTTGATTTTCAAAATAACTAAATATTTAAACTAAAAATTGCCAGCCAATGAGTCAAATTCAATTATATGATCTGAAAAAACGCGGAACGATTATTGTCGGCAGTCCCCGCTCGGGATCACATTACTTACAGAATGTCATTGAGATTCTACTCAGAAGGCAACAGGTGCCTTATGTAATTCAGGATCAACTCAATGGCAGGGACATACACCAGGACATTAATACTGGTAATGGCAAATATCATATATGTATTGCCAATGACCTAATATCCAAGGAAAAGTTAATTCAGCAAACAAAACATCTGGAAGAATGGCATGTGATTCGCCTGACTAGATCAGATATTATTAGCTGGGCCATCAGTTGTTATTTTATGTTTCAAAAGAATTCATTTGCTACCACAACCAACCCTGAATTTCAACACAGTGGCACTCAACAATCAGTCTATCAAGAACATCTGGATCAATGCCCCATCTACCCCTTACACTTACTTTTACCTGAGATGGGCAATCGATTGCAGACCTACGATGTGCCCTGTGATGTCGGTATTGATTACGCTGATATGGCAACTTATTTTGAAAATATTTGCCCCTGGCGGCCCAATGACTATCCGGAAATTGTTTGGGAACGTGATTTCAAAAATGGAGCACTAGTAAAACAAATACTTGAATCACATCAAAGAATAGAACAATCAAAGCAATCAGACTGATGTATTTTTTCTGAATTTTTAAACTTGTGATTGACATCTGCCTGCAACGATGGTATACTGGTTAAATAGTAGATGTGTTCATTAACAAATCAGCTGTAAAATACCGACGCGGGATAGTGAAATGGCATCACACAGGTCTCATAAGCCTGAGTTCTTGGTTCAAATCCAGGTCTCCGCAACCCCAGCCCGGGTGGTGAAACAGGTAGACGCAGAGGACTCAAAATCCTCCGCCGCAAGGCGTGCCGGTTCGATTCCGGCCCCGGGCACCACAAATTTATTGGGTAGTTGAGCAGAGAGGTTATGCACCTCCCTTACAAGGAGGACGATGTTGGTTCGAGTCCAACACTACCCACCAATATTTTTATTGACTTGGCATCAGAAACTGTATATACTTGTTGAACGTTGGGAGAGTTGGCAGAGTGGTCGATTGCACCGGTCTACTAAACCGGCATACAGTTAAGCTGTATCCAGGGTTCGAATCCCTGACTCTCCGCCAGATTTTATGCGAGTGTAGCTCAGTTGGTAGAGCAGCGGGCTTTTAATCCGTTGGTCGGTGGGTTCAAGTCCCCCCGCTCGTACCAAACACTACCGATCCTGACGGTTCAATCAGGAGGTTGTGAGTCCCAGTTCCGGCCGGAACTTCCAGAAACTCTCAGGTGCTCTGTCCACCTTGAGGAACAGCGTAGCAGTCGGACCCTACGAGAACGGCCCACAGGTGTGATGCTCCTCTATAGTGAACATCTGGACAGAGTAACAGCTCAGTCAGGGGCCTGGTGGTGCAGGTGGCCTGACACCTATTCCCAATACCAGAAGTGTAAAATTATTACTGTCACTGGCCTGGTATAAGTAAATTTAATTCCCCGATAGCTCAGTCGGTAGAGCAACGGACTGTTAATCCGTGTGTCCCTGGTTCGAGCCCAGGTCGGGGAGCCAAAAAATAATAGTATTGTATTTCGAGTATAAATATTTTTATGAAGACAACCAAACGTTACACCAAACAAACTGAACCTCAGGTAACACAAGGCAACCACAGCACACGCACTGAATATCCAGACGGTCGCATTGAATTTGTCACACACTGGGACAAGCTCGTACTGGAAGTCAGAGCTGCCATTGCCATGGTGGAAGATAAAATCACCAAAGTTGTCGCCAAGAAGTCACGTGCCAAGACCGCAGAAGTGATGGTGCCCGAGAATCCAGTGACAGAAACAGTTGCAGTAGAAGTGGTCCCCGAAGTCAAAAAAACACGCAAGCCACGTCAGCCCAAAGCTGCCCCATCGGCAGAACAGGTCACAGTGGCAGTTGTAGAAAAACCTGCACGTAAACCACGTGCAAAGAAGTCGGCGTAAAGTTTAACGCTGGAGTAGCTCAGTCGGTAGAGCACCTGATTTGTAATCAGGGGGTCGCGAGTTCGAATCCTGCCTCCAGCACCATATTTTTTTGGTAAGGTTCTTGCCAGATTACCCCAAGGGGGTGTAGCTCAGTTGGGAGAGCGTTAGCTTTGCAAGCTAAATGTCGTCGGTTCGATCCCGTCCACCTCCACCAAATTCTCGTCAATCTAAAGTCATTGACATCCTCCCTGAACCATACTATAATTATTTTGTTACCTGCCCATAGCTCAGCTGGATAGAGCATATCACTTCTAATGATAGGGTCGGGGGTTCGAATCCCTCTGGGCAGGCCAGTTTAATAATCCTGTAACGTTAGTTTGTTAAATACTTGAGCATGTTTAAAAAAATCGACATCGACGAAGTAAGAGAATTCATCCTTGCTCAAGGACCCAACACCCGGATCTACATCGGCGGTGATAGTGAAAGATTTCGCTTGAAAGAACAATGGTGGGCTGATTATACCCTAGCCATTGTGGTGCATATTGACGGCCGCCATGGCTGCAAGATTTTTGGTGAAGTGCATCGTGAACGTGATTATGATCAGAACCGCGATCGGCCTAGAATGCGTCTGATGACCGAAGTCTACAAGGTTGCAGAATTGTACCTGAAACTACACGAAGTTCTGGAAGATCGTGAATTTGAAGTGCATCTGGATATTAATCCTGATGAGATGTATGCATCCAACTGTGTGATCAATGAGGCAGTGGGCTACATCAAAGGCATGTGCAATGTGGTGCCATTCATCAAACCCCGAGCATTTGCTGCCAGTTGTGCTGCTGATCGGCTCAAGACAGTTATTGGATTTTAAACTGGGTCATCTGCACTGTGCCAGCAAGTCAGGCACTGGAAATCCTCGACCCGCTTGTTTTTCTAAAAACCTGCTCTGTGCAGTGTAGGCATGCATTTCACTTTTGGCCCAGTGTATGCAGTCGGGTTCATCGGTGAACATGCCGTTTTTAACCTGAGCCCAGTGCACCAGTTCATGAAACACCACACTGGCTGTGAACACATTCAATTGTAACAGTGCGGGACTCAGAATGATTTCACCAGTCTTGTCGTCAGTGATAGCAGCCACATGACAATCGTGTCGTTGATCTCGGCAGTAGGCCAGCTCAATCTGATTTCTATCGGCCACAAACACCTGAGGTTTTTCATCGGGCACGGGCAGTCGGGTTATTTCAGTGACTTCAGGTATCAGACGTTCGATTAGATTCTGATACAGTATGGGTGGCAGCGGTGTTTTGTTGATGTCCGCCGCTGAACAGACCACTGGGGCCAGCAAGCTCAAGAAAAAAAACAATTTTTTCATAACGGCTCCCAGTACACAAGTATTTATGGATATTTGGCAATCATCTCCCATTGTTGTCGCTAATTATTTCTGCTGTGTTTGTTACAGATAAGTAAGATTGCGGGCGGGTGGTGTAATGGTAGCCACGCTGGTCTTAGAAGCCAGTGCCGTGAGGCGTGAGAGTTCGAGTCTCTCCCCGCCCACCAAAACGTATGCGGCATTCGTAAAATGGTATTACCTTAGCCTTCCAAGCTAAAGTCGCCAGTTCGATTCTGGCATGCCGCTCCAAAATTTTTTAATACAAGGAAAAACATGGCCAGTAAAATTAATTTCAAATTGCCCACCGCAGTCAAACGTGAAATGGCATTGATCAAGAGTTCTGCAGTAAAGACCACCTACAAGAAGATGATGATAGATGCTGAAAAAAGTCTGCATGCATTTAGAAATCGTCGTGCAGGTGACAAGGACACAGCGCCAGCAGGCGACTGATTCATAGCAAGTGGAAGTAATTTTAACTCAGGATCCCAGTTGGCGAGATCGTGTCCTGGAATTTAGAGGTCAGATTTTTTCTGAAGTCTATGGCATCGCCCCCGAGCAGGATCGGGATGCCTGGGACGATGTCTGTTGGCATGTCATTGCCACAGACAACGATAAAATTTATGGGTGTTATCGGGCCATACAGGACACCGAGCTGGGCTTCTATTCTGAAACTGAGTTTGATTTTGGCAAATTAAATATCCCTAGGAATCAGATTCTGGAAGTGGGGCGGGCAGCAGTGGCCCCTGATGCCAAGAGCATGATGGTCATAACCAAGCTCTGGTCCGCCCTGATGGAACTGGCTGATCAGCTGGGCTGCCGATTCATTCTGGGGCCCAGTAGTATTGGTCTGAGTCAAGGTGCTGACAGATTGAGTTCTCTCAGACATCATTGGCAACAAGAGTTTGATTATCTGAATAAATCTCATGTCATCCCAAAAAATCCCTTGCTGGTAAACTCAACTGGGGTTGATGATTTTCAGATTCCCAATCTGATCAAAGTTTATCTCAAAATGGGTGCAGAAATTGCAGGAGATCCCAGCGTGGATCCAGTGTTTGGAACTGCAGACTTTATGACAGTGCTGGATGTGGACCGAGTCAATCAGCGTTGGCTAGACAAATTAAAATAGCAGTAAATTGCAGCAATTCTTTTACTATTTTTACATAAATATTTTTGATTTTGGGTATCGAGAATAAATGAAAAAAATAGTAATTCTGGACTTCGAATGGGCATTGGGCCGTTATGAAATTGCCCCTGTTAAATTTTTAAATCGCCCAGATCGCCCTGATGTTGTCCATGTTAGTGGACCATATGCATCATTTGATGCCAACGAATTTAAAAAAATCTACGGAAGTGATTACATAAAAATTGCCGTAGTAAACTGTGCTTTTCCAGAATCTGGGATGGCTGGTCGAAACCTTGACGTTTTTGATCTAATCATAGTTATAGATGCTGAAATTATAAATGTGGATGAATATTTTGATATTCTGTCAGAAAAATTTTCCAACAATAAAATTATTGTACTCAGTAGTTGCCCTCTGGATTCATTTAGCACACTGGATACGGTATTGACCGTTCCCTGGTTTTTTTTACAAACCCAGACAGTCAATCATCGTTTAAATTTAAACAATGCCAATCCATTATTTGAAAGCAAACCCAAACTATTTGATGCCTTGCTGGGAATCAATAAACCACATCGCCAGTTTATTTTTGATTCTTTAATTAATTATGATTTATTGGATAAATCCTGGGTGTCGTTGTCTGCGGCCACCAGATGGGATCAAAATCCCAAACCGGTGCACTATAAATCTCAGGGGTTGACTGAGTTGGAACTAGTACAGGTTCAGCCAGCAATGAATTCTGTGGATCTGGGATTCGATTCGTATACACCATTACCAGAAGCAGGCAAGCCCATGGCATCAAATTTGCTTCCAGTAAATATTTATAATACTAGCTATTATAGTATAGTAGCAGAGACAGATACTCGTCACCTGTTTTTTAGTGAAAAGACTGCCAAACCCTTGCTGGCCCATCGATCATTTGTGTTGTTTGGAGCATACCGACAGTTGGAAAAATTGCGTAGTTTTGGATTTGAGACATTTGGCGCTGTGATTGATGAATCCTATGATTCAGAACCAGATAATTACATTCGATGGAAAATGGCATTTGAACAAGTGGCGGAGCTGTCCAAAAATAATCCAGAAAAAGTTTTAAAAAAAATTGATGACGTTCTAACACACAACCAAAATTTAATCAATAACAGAGAGCATTTTATAGCACCGGTCAGGAATTGGGTCTGGGAGCACATAAACAGAATTTATTAATCCTATAGAAAAATAGCATAAGCAAAACCTATTATTTCCAGTTGTGTAATAGGATTTTTTTCATATATAATTGTTGTGCAGTGCAAGGAGAAAACAATGTTTGAAACACTGATCGGCATTGTCATGGTGCTGATGGTTTGGGCATCATTTGGAAAATTTTAAGGAGACACACATGAAACTAGTAGGAACCAAGACTGAACAGCATCTCAAGGATGCATTTGCAGGTGAATCAAAGGCCAATCGTCGTTATCTGTACTTCGCAAACATGGCCGACATCGTGGGCGCACCTGACGTGGCTAACATCTTCCGTCACACCGCAGAAGGTGAAACTGGCCACGCACACGGTCACATGGAGTACCTGATCAAGGGCGGCTCGGGCGATCCCGAAACTGGCTTGCCCGCTGGCGATGTGGTAGAGGCCCTGAAGTCGGCCATCCACGGCGAGACCCATGAGTACACTGACATGTACCCTTCAATGGCTCGTGATGCACGTGACGAAGGCTTTGACGAAATCGCTGACTGGTTTGAAACCTTGGCCAAGGCCGAGCGTTCGCACGCCGGCAAGTTCCAGCGCACGCTGGACGCCTACCTCGCGGATCAAGGTTAAAATGATCACTCGCCAAGATCTCATGACCTTGGAAGCCTACGCAGCAGCGCGTCCCAATCGTCGACAGGACGCGCTGCTGCGCCGGCGCGATCGGCAGGTCGAACTGGGTGCGCATGTTACCTTGTGTTTTGAAGACCGCGAAACTGTGCTGTATCAGATCCAAGAAATGCTGCATATCGAACGCACATTTGAGCCCGAGGGTATCCAGGATGAACTAGCAGCCTACACACCCTTGATTCCCACTGGTACCAATCTCAAGGCCACCATGATGATTGAATACTCGGATTCCGAGGAACGTGCACAACGACTCCAAGAACTGGTAGGAATTGAAAGTCGTGTATACGTAGAAATCCATGGTAGACATCGCGTGTATGCTGTAGCCGACGAAGATCTTGACCGAGCCACACCAGACAAGACCTCGGCTGTGCATTTCCTTAGATTTGAATTGCCCGCGGCAATGCGACAAGCCCTGGCACACGGTAGTGAACTCATCGTGGGTGTGGACCACGCCAGATATTCAAGAAGTGCCCTGCTTACCATGGAACGCCGGCACGAGTTGATCAAGGACCTCGATGAAGTTGCTGCCATGGCCGCAATGGCTTGACGAGCACATTCCCTACTACGAGGCGGAGCGGCTAAGACCGTTGCATCAGGACAATCCGCCTGCCGTGGTGCTTGTTGTTGAGCCTCGGGATCGAATCCCAGAACGCGGTACTATATCTGTGGTCCACAAAACTCGCGGCCTGCTCAACTGGGAAGAATACATCACCGATACCAAATTGCTAGAACATGGTGCTTTGCCATTGTTTTTAGAAAGTGATTCCCGGCAAGAATGGTACTGGGCATTCTGGGATGCCAACGAAGCCTTGATAGCCGTCATGAAGTTATAGATAGAGATTTCATGATTACACTTAGTGCATTTGGGTGGATTGTGTCTTATACTCACTATAAGTACTTCAAGCAACAGTTGATCGTTGTCGAGTACTTAAAGTAAGTTCAATATTTTCAAGGAGAATCATTATGTGGACCAAGCCCGCTGCTTCTGATCTGCGCTTCGGCTTCGAAGTCACCATGTACATCGCCGCTCGCTAATTCGCGACGCGCTGTACAGCCCGCGCCAAAATAGGCGCGGTTTTTTTTTGACCAAAAATTCTATACTTAAATACTGGCATGAGGTCAAAACTAATTGTTGCTACGTTTAATTCAGGGTCAACACTCCTGCAACGTTCTCTTGCTTTTTGGGCACATCAACTAGTCGACCCCACTGTCACCAACCCCCATGAACTACTCAACGGCATTGATTATCACAATGGATATTTGGTAAAACAATGGTGCGACGTAAACGCGCAGCCATTTGAACAAATTCAACAGTTATTAGAACAATGCCCGCACCCTATTATAGCACGGTTAGCTTATGATCATTTTTTGCTGCGACATGATCGTGATCGATCAGCAACATTTTTTCAATTCCTCCAAGAAAAATTTGATATTTTTTTTGTGACCAGGAACGATATTTTTGATTATTCGTTGTGTCACGCATTACGCAGACAAACCAAAAGACCGTACGAAAAACAGATTAATTGTGTTCACAATGCTCAACAACGTCATGAATTGTACGAATCTGTTGAAAACTTTACAGTGTCGACTGACGATGTCATTGCTCAATCTGCAAAATATCTGAACTATATCAACTGGGCACAGAAAAGCTTTCCGCTGGCAAAAAACATAGACTACGCCGATCTCGAAAGCGACATCGACCAGGTTTGTAAAAATGTCTTTGGAGATTCCCTGACCATTGAACAAAAGTTTGGAATCAGCCTGGCAGAATACTTGTTGGTACAATATCGGCTCAGCAAAAAACAATCGTGCGTCAACCTGGATTCGCTTGCCAAGGTTTATCAAATCGAGAATACCCTGAATCAACTATGCGAGCAAAAAGTTATACTGGATCCAATTCCAATCAAGGCAGCCACCTGGAAAGACAAAATTGAAAAAATATCAAATTTAGATTCGTGTATTGATGTTTTCAACCTCTGGGCCCAAAAGAATTGCCCACTTCAAATGATTGAAGACCACAGTTTACAACAACGTGTTCAGCATGCTATTCGCCTTTACCCACAATGATCTATACATTAGGCTGTAGTTTTACCAAATGGCATTGGCCCACCTGGGCCGACTGGCTTGGAAACTATCAATCTCAGTCGATCTGCAATCTAGCGCATCCCGGCTATACCAATTCTTTAATCTACTATCAGTTGTTGCGAAGGATCGATAAAATTTCTAAACACGATCAAGTCTACATCATGTGGACTGGATCTAACCGAACCTGTGAGTGGTACGATCGTGATCACATCTATCAACAGGACTTTCTAGGATTTTTTCCTGAGACAGATGGACAACTATGGTTTACACACCAAACTCCATATCTTGGATTGTACAAATCGCCGCTTGACCGACAGCCTAGTCTAAGTCACATGCAGATTGAAATGTTCAATACAATTCTGCAAACCCAATTGCTGCTGAATCAGTGCCAATGCGAATATCGTATGATGTTCTGGCAAAATCCTTGGTGCGATACCCGAGAAATTTTTAAACCTCAGTACGATACTACCTGGCAAGACAAATCTTCATTGACCACCGGTGAAATCGAACAGGCTCAACGTATATTAGACCTTCCAGTTGTACAGTCGTTGATCACCCAAATCAACTGGGAGAAGTTTGTAGCAATGCATGATAATTTCAAAGATCCAATTTCTTACAACGGACTATGGGAGTATACCATTTCTTCCAAAGAGTTGGTATCGTTCGCTCACCAAACAGATGCGCACCCAAACACTCTAGCCCATCACGACTGGACTGTGAAGTTCTTGTGCGGAGGAATTACCCCACATCTGCGATCGTCGGCAAAAAACATGGCTCAGACCTTGACAGATGTTGTTATCCCGGCTCACGACCGAAGAAATGAAATTTGGAACCTGGTTGACCACTAATGCACCCTCGCATACATTAGCAACACTGAAGCCCAACCAGGAGCCCTCAAATGCGCCATGTTAGTGAAAATCGTACTGTTACCAGCATCCAAGCACGCAAGAGCCTGCTCACTGCGTTCCGCGCCAATCGTCCGGTGTTTCTGTGGGGTCCTCCGGGCATCGGCACAGGTGCTCGTTGGCGTAACCTAGGTATACCGGGCGAAGCAGAGTTCAAGAATCGAGGTGTAGCATACTGTCCACATTGTGATGGCCCTTTGTTTAAAGGCAAGCATGTGGCAGTTATTGGTGGTGGCAACTCAGGTGTTGAAGCCGCCATCGACCTAGCAGGTATTGTTGGCCATGTAACTGTATTTGAGTTCATGTCAGACCTTAAAGCGGACAAAGTTCTTCAGGATCGCGTGTATAGTTTACCAAATGTAACTGTTAAAAAGAATGTGCAGGTAAAAGAGATTACCGGCATGGACAAAGTTAACGGCATTACCTATGTGGATCGTGCTACTAATGAACAACAGCATCTTGAACTAGAGGGTGTGTTTGTACAAATTGGTCTGGTCCCTAACACAGAATTTGTAGATGTAGAGAAGGACCATTTTGGGCAAATCATTGTTAATGGACACAATGCTACAAATGTTCCGGGAGTCTTTGCTGCCGGGGACTGCACTAGTGTTGCCTACAAGCAGATCATCATTAGCATGGGCAGTGGGGCCACCGCCGCCTTGGGGGCTTTTGATTATTTAATACGTAACTAATTCGATTAATAGAGAAATATTATCTGATCAAAGGCAATTAAATTGCCCTTGGTCTATTTTTTTGACTTTTTGAACATATTGCATTTGACCTCAGACTGATCAGATGCTTATAATATAATATCTTAACCATAGGGATACCAGACAATGTTCGATTCCATTGAAATTCGCAAAGTAGCAAACGGTTTTATTGTTATTCTCAACACCGAGGATGACACCAACGAGTATATCTTTGACACCAGTCGTAAGGCTATCAAATTTATTCGTGAATACGTGGAAGCCAAGGTACAACGCACAGAACTGGCATAATTTCCAGCCAGAATAGTGCCAAAATAAATAAAAGTAGCATTTAATCAATTATTCTCAGGAGACATCAATGGCAAAAACCGTCCTGATAACAGGTGGTGCAGGATTTATTGCACACCATATTATCGAAAACCTACTAAAAAACACTGACTGGAATATCGTCAGTCTGGACCGACTGGACTTTTCAGGCAATCTAAATCGTCTGGCAGACATGATGCAGGACTTTGACGCAGAGACCAAGCGTAGAGTTCGTGTGGTGTTTCATGATCTCAGAGCAGAACTGAACCCCCTGGTGCGTAAGGACATTGGCGATGTCAATTACGTACTGCATCTGGCAGCTGGCAGTCACGTGGATCGCAGCATCGACTATCCCATGGAGTTCGTGCTGGACAACGTGGTGGGCACTTGCAACATTCTAAATTATGCTCGAGATCTGCCAAATCTGGAAAGACTCATCTATTTTAGTACCGACGAAGTTTTTGGACCAGCACCCAATGGCGTCAACTATGCAGAGCGTGATCGTTACAACAGCAGCAACCCCTACTCAGCCACCAAGGCCGGTGGTGAAGAACTGGCAGTGGCTTTTGAAAACACCTACAAGTTGCCAATTTTCATCACCCACACCATGAACGTGTTTGGTCAGCGCCAGCATCCTGAAAAGTTTATTCCCATGTGTATTCGTAAGGTGCATGACGGTGACACCATTACCATTCACTCAGACGCCACTCGTACTATTCCTGGCAGCCGATACTACATCCATGCTGCAGACGTCGCCGACGCCATGCTGTTTCTGCTGAACCTAGATGCCTCCAAGCTCAAACCCGACTACGGTGATGCCAAGTGTCCCAAGTTTAACCTGGTGGGCAAGGAAGAAATCAACAATCTGCAACTGGCACAAATCATTGCTGATGCACAGGGCCGGCCACTCAAGTATGAAATGGTGGACTTTCACAGCAGCCGACCCGGCCACGATCTGCGTTACGCTCTGAGCGGCGATTACATGCGTGAGCTGGGTTGGGAACCCAAGATCAGCCTGACTCAACGCATTGGTGAAGTTGTGGAATGGACCCTGGCCAATGAGCGGTGGCTCCGATGCTAAAAGAGATTTATGACAATCTGGACAAGCATTGCGACAAGTGGAGTCATTATTTCGACATTTACGAGCGTCATTTCCAAAAGTTTGTGGGTCAGAGCCCAGTGTTTGTGGAAGTGGGCATGTATCGTGGTGGCAGTGCCGAGATGTGGAAGAAGTATTTTGGTCCAGGCGCTACCATCATCAGCATTGACATTGATGAAAACTGCAGGAACTATCAGACTGATGGCTGCGAAGTCATCATTGGTGATCAGGGCGACCCTGCATTTTGGGACAAGTTTCTGGAAACTCGCCCCCGGATTGATGTATTTTTAGATGACGGCGGTCACCATCAGTTTCAACAGATCCTGACACTGCAAAAAGTCTGGCCGCATCTGAATCAGGGTGGTGTGTTTATGTGTGAGGACACACATACCAGTTACTGGCCAGAATTCAGTGGTGGCGGTCTTAAGAAGTCCACGTCTTTTACTGAATATGCCAAAACAGTGTCTGACGTGGTCAACGTGGAATACTTCCGGGGGCTGGATCGGCACCCTGATAACATGATGTTGGCTGATTTTTATCATGGGCTCACCAGCACACATTTTTATGACAGTGTGGTGGTTTTTGAGAAGAATGGCAAAGTTGTTCCAGAGCGTCTGGGAGGGGTATATAATGGATAATCGGCATACAGTTTTATTGACCAGTGCAGTTTACAGTAACTATGGCATTTACACACCTCAAGAGCGTATCAAACAAACCCTGGATACTGCGCAGAGCGTTCGTAAGTATTTGCCACAGGCCACTATTATTTTGATTGATAACAGCACTATTGATGTGCAGAATGATGATTCGGCAGAATTTAATCAGCTGATTGATCTAGTGGACTATTACATCGACAACAGTGATGATGCAGACATTCAGCATTTTCACAACAATGTCAGCAATTACGATGTTGGTAAAAATGCCATGGAATGTCTGGGCATTTTCAAAGCACTGAATTACATAGCCAGCGACGCCGACATGATGTCCCGGGTGACTGAGTCAGCCAGAATTTTCAAGCTCAGTGGCAGATATGTGCTCACCGACAAATTCGACATCCAGGCTTTTGACAACGATACCACACAGAACAAATATGTATTCAAGAAGTCACAGCCCAGCTGGATTCCCAGCGAGGACACCGGGGTGACCAGTCTGCGACAGACCAGACTCTGGTCATTTACGCCCAGCCTGTTCGCCGATACCACCAGTCTGTTCCAGAAGATTTTGGAAAATATGTTTGATACCATCAATCGACAAAAATACATTGATGTGGAACACAGTATGGCCAAATTTATTCCGGATAACCTGGTGGTTGAATTGGATCGCGTGGGGTTACAGGGCAACATTGCCCCCAATGGCATGATGATTATCGATTGATGAAAAATATTTTAATCATTGGAGCCAATGGTTACATTGGCTCCAGATTGTGCCAGGTGTTGTCAGAACGTCATCTGGTGACTGGTGTGGACATCGGTTGGTTTTCTCAGAACACCGAATCCATCGTCATGGATTATCGGGAACTATCGGCCCATGAGTTGCAAAGATTTGATGCTGTGATATTGCTGGCAGGGCACAGTAGTGTTAAAACCTGTGACGGACCAATCCAATCTGCCTGGTTCAATAATGTCACAAACTTTACAGATTTATTGGCCAAGACCAGTCAGGACCAGTTGATCGTCTATGCCAGTTCAGCCAGCGTCTATGGTAACAGCCAGCCTGATTCACCACATACTGAAAACAACTTGGGATTCGTTCCGGTCAACAATTACGATGTGACCAAATATGTGCTGGATATCACTGCGGAAAATGCCCGACTACAGGGCAGAAACATCATTGGGCTGCGTTTTGGTACAGTTAATGGCTGGAGTCCAGTGTTGCGCACTGATGTCATGATCAATGCCATGTATGAAACTGTACGCAACAACAATCACATCACCATAACCAATGGCCACATCAGTAGAGCCATCCTGGGCATAGAAGATCTGTGTCGAGCAATTGGTCAATGTCTGGAAAATCCGGTGCCTGGCATATATAACTTGTCCAGTTTCAATATCACTGTCCAGGACCTGGCCACACAACTTGCGGATATATTAGACATCAAAGTCATAGACCAGGGGCTGGTGGGCAATGCCTATGATTTTGCCCTGAGCACTGAATTATTTCAGAAATGCTTCAATTTTCAATTTCGGGAAACCCCTGCATCCATACTGGAGAGTCTTTGTCAAAGGTACACTGAATCTCGATTGCAAAGAAGGGATCAATACATTTATTATGAAGGACACCTCAATGAATATACCCCATTGTAAAGAATTGACAGAATGCCTGTGTTGTGGCGCATCTGATTTAAAGCTGGTGCTGGATCTGAATCAGCAACCCATGGCCAACAGTTTCAAAAAAACCGCAGACCAAGAGGAATTGACGTTTCCTCTGCAACTAAATCTGTGCACCAATTGCACCCATCTGCAACTGAGTCATTCAGTTGATCCTGATCTGCTGTTCAGAAATTATCTGTATGTGAGCGGAACCAGCCAGACTCTGCGAGACTATTTTGACTGGTTTGCCAGATTTACGCTGGAATACTACGATACTCCACCACAGTCTGTATTGGATATTGCCTGCAATGATGGCAGTCAGTTGAATGCCTTTCAGAATTTGGGACTCCGGACCTACGGCATCGACCCAGCAGAAAATTTATATGAGCTTAGTTCTCAAAATCATCAGGTGATCTGCGATTACTTCACAGCCAGGCACACCGGCGAACTCAAGAACCGAAATTTAGATGTCATCACAGCACAGAATGTCTTTGCACACAACAGTTATCCTCTGGAATTTTTGAAAACCTGCAGGGAAATCATGCACGATGGCAGCAGATTGTTTGTGCAGACCAGTCAGGCTGACATGGTAAAAAATAATGAATTTGACACCATATATCACGAGCATCTGAGTTTCTTCAATGCCAACAGCATGCATGCGCTGGTGAAGCGTGCTGGATTGCACCTGTTGGACATTGTAAAAACACCCATCCATGGCAATAGTTATGTGTTTGTTATCGGAAAACCCCCTGGCAACACCACAATGGTTGACCAGGTACTACGGCAAGAGCGTGAACTGGGATTACAAAATCTCATCACCTACGACGTCTATGCAGAACGGTGCCGGCAAGTCATCAAAGATCTCATAAATACTCTGGACGAGTTTCGTGCTCGCGGCTACAAGTTGGTGGGCTACGGCGCTGCAGCCAAGGGCATGACTCTGTTGAATTTTGGTCAGATCCGACTGGATTTCATCATCGACGACAATCCTTTAAAGCAGGGGCTCTATACTCCAGGCACTGGTGATGCAGTGGTGGGAATTGATGCCTTGACCGGTCTGGAGCAGCACAAATTGGCTTTCGTCCCCCTGGCCTGGAATTTTTTCGCCGAAATTCGTGCAAAAATCAAATCCCGACGTGATCAGGGCGATGACGTGTTTGTTAGGTATTTCCCCAAAATCAGTGTAGAACAATGAAAAAAACTGTATTGTGTCATTTTTACAATGAAGAATACATGTTGCCCTGGTTCCTCAGGCACCACCGTGAGGTTTTCGATCATGGCATAATGATCGATTATCACAGCACAGATAGCAGCAGGGAAATTATTCGGGAACTTTGTCCTGATTGGGACATTATCACCAGTCGAAATCCCAATTTTCAAGCCGATGCAGTGGATTATGAAGTCATGGACATCGAGTGGAATATTCAGGGATGGCGCATTTGTCTGAATGTCACAGAACTATTGATGGGCAATTATTCAATTTTGGATGATCAACCCGGACAATTTCTTATACCTTCGATTTTTTTTGTGGACACCGATCCAGATCAGACAGTCACACCAGAGCTGCCATTATACCTGCAAAAGACTCAGGGATTTAGTTATCGGGAGCACTTTGTAGATCGCGGAGCCAGAAGCATACACAACGTACCGATTCTGTATCCTGTGCCTGGCAGACACTATGGTGAATATACCACTGACCAACTGGTGATATTTTATTATGGCTGGTGTCCGTTTGATCAGCAAACCATATCCCGAAAGTTGCAAATACAGACACAGATACCCCTGATCGATCGTCAGAGAAACTGGGGGTTTCATCACATCACCAACAGAGAAACACTGGAACACCGACTGGCCACTGAATTTATTCCGCGCAGCCGGGATCTTACCGAGGAAATAGCACCCTATGTCCAACAACATAAAAATTTTTCAAATATATTATAAGCCTGAACTATTAGAACATTGCGACACAGCATTTGAGCCACTGGACAACACTGCCAATACCCGCCCAGAATTACGAGAATGGCATGTCTGGGATCAGTACCATGAACAGCGTATGGTCAGTGGTCTGGACCTGTGGGGCTATGTCAGCTGGAAATTTCAGGAAAAGACTGGATTGGCAGGGCAGACTGTGCTGGATTGGATTGCAGCCAATCCTGGTCATGATGTTTATCTGATCAATCCCTGCATTGTCAACGAAGCTGTGTTTGCCAACTGCTGGGAGCAGGGCGATTATTATCACCCCAACATATCTGATATTGGCAATCGATTCTTGAAAAAATTGGGCTATACCGATGTGGATGTGCGCGGCATATTACTGGACAGAAATCGCACCGTGTATACCAACTACGTGGTGGGCACCCCAGAGTTTTGGGATAAATTCATGACATTCAGTCGTCGTTTGTTTACTGAGGCGGACCAGGATGGCGAGTTTGAGAATCTGGTGTTTGGTCAGGGTCTCAGCAACTACGCACACGACTCAACACTGCCCAACTTTACCTTCCTGATTGAACGACTATTGCCCACATTTATCGAATTGGAAAACATCAGGTGTCTGGCATATCGTCATACCAAGGCGTCAGTGTTGCCCAAGTATCAGCAGGTGTTTGCTGCCGTTCAGGCACTGAGCGATCTCAAAGTGGAAATAAACCGCCACCAGAGTGATGAACTGTATGACGTCTGGAACTATTTCAGACAGGACTTTCTGAACAGGAATCCTGGAGTTTTAAATTTGGAGTAATTATCCGATATATACCAGCATAAACTACATATAAAATTCAGATATCATCAGAATATATATTATTATGCTGGTAAAATTACAGAGGATTTCATTACCCACCAGCATCAATCAGTAGTTCACATTGACAGTTCCAGGGCAGGTAGTTTATACTAATTAAAACTGCAGACACCGCCCACAAAATTCAGACAATACTAACAGGAGGAAACGCTATGAAGGCCAGTCGCCGCTTCAGAAATTTACTAACCTGGGCAATAATGTCCACAGTTGGAATAACAGCAGTACCACAAGCCATTAACGGCGGAGAATTGCCGCCCAATGCTTATGCAGTGGAATCAAAGTATCGGGCCAATCTAAAAAGTATAGATCGACAATTGGCTTGCCTGGCTCGCAATGTATATTATGAGGCAGGATCAGAACCCATGCGAGGTCAGTTGGCAGTGGCGCAGGTCACTGTGAATCGAGCACGCAGTAGCCGATACCCAGATGATATCTGCAGAGTTGTTGCGCAGAATGTTGTTAAAAATGGCAGCAGAGTTTGTCAATTCAGTTGGTATTGTGACCCCACACGCAGAAAAAATTTACGAGTCAGCAGCAATCATCCCAGTTATATTGCTGCCCGAAAAGTTTTTGTTGACGGATTCAGATTGCCTGCCATCAGCGCAGACACCTTTTTCTTTCATCGTTATGATGTGGTGTCTGATCCAGCGTGGAAAAGAAAAATCGTAGCCAAAATTGGTAATCATATTTTCTTCAAAACCACCAAAAATCCTTGACAATAAACCAAGTGCCAAGTAATCTATACATGTGATGGATAAATCTTTCAGACATTCGTGGACTCAGCCCTATGGTGGTACAGGCAAATATCAGCGCCTGTATCACTTGTCCCAACTGATTAGAATACACGACCAGTTTGTTATCTGGGACAGGATGGAACCCATCACAGATGTCACCGAAGCAGCAGCTTTGCTGCGGCAGTTTTCCAAGACCCCACCAGACCCTGCATAACCAACCACGTAAAATAATTTTACGTGGTTTTTTTTGGTAAAATTTTTTGATCAAATATCGATGACTGTCATCGATATCAGATATGCAATACCTATACTGAAGTGTATGCTCGACTCAAGTCAATAAAACTTTGTTAGGTGTACTAGTAAGTACTATTAACTACACGGGGAATTTGAACAACATGCCTAATATAATTTATGTAAATGCACAAGAACACTGTCTGGACATGCAACGAACAGCCGCCAGTTCTGGCAGATGCTATAGTAAAATTGACACCATTCAGGAACTATTTCCTTTGATCAGTGACGCCAACGTCTGTATTGATTTGATTGTGGTGGACCTGTCACATTTCGCTAAAAATCAAATCAGTGAAGTTTATGAAATATTGCAGACATTGCTGACTCTGATAAAATGCACTGTGTACAGGACAGAACAGGGTCGAACTCAACGCAGGGCCACTTGGGTGGCAGTTCGAGCAGATATGAGCACTGACACACACCTAATCAGAGATGCCCTGAGTACTGGCATATTGGGTATCTATCCCGGTGGTGATGAGTTTACTCCACTGGAGAAAAAGCTGGCTCTGGATGAACTGGAAGCAGGCCATCCACACATTCCGGAAAAGATCCAACAGTTGATGCACCCTCGCAAGAAAACTTCTCGAGATCTGATACGGGACGGTGATATCATACTGACTCCCCGCCAGGATCAAATTTTGAAGTTGGTGTCTGAACGGGGCGCCAGCAACAAGGTCATCGCCAGACTGCTCCGGATATCCGAAAGCACTGTAAAATTGCACATGAGTGCCATATTTAAAAAATACGGTGTCAAGAATCGTACTCAGTTGGTGCTGTTTAATCAGCGAAGTAAAAGTACTATCAATTAAAGTACAGGTCAGACTCAAGTCGAGCAAATCGCCACCATATATCTTCTAAGTATCTATGAGTATGAAAAAATGCTCATAATCTTAATTAGGAGATATATAAAATGGCCGACGGAACAAGTTATGTAATGGATCCTTTCTATGCTCTAAGCAGAGAAATAGAAGCAACCAAGACCAAAGTTTCAGACAGTATTTTTGAGAACTACAAACTACAAGTAGCTCAAACCAACGACATCAACAATCGTGCCATGCAGGTTGCTCTGCATGATGCCACAGCATTGGCTGATCTCAAGCAAGCCGTAGCAGACGGTACACTGCAAACCATGTTGGCAGCAAGTCGCACAGACGCACAGATTGGCGCAACTGCCATGGCAACACAACGTCTGATCATGGAAGAAGCCGAGCGCACACGTGGTTTGGTCAACGCACTGAACACACAGAACCTAAACACAGCACTGATCAATACCAACACAGCATTGGTTGGTGGTGGTCTGGCTTACGGTGGTTTGGGTCTGGCTTATGGTGGTTTGAACACTGCCTATCAGAGTGCTAACACCAACAGTGCGATCAATGCTTTTCAAAGCCAACTAGCAAGCCAAGGTGTTATCAATACTGGGACAATGACTGGTACAACTCAGACAGCGAACCCCACTAACATCCTTTAAGGAGATATAAAATGGCTGGAGAATTTACAATGGATCCCTTCTACGCACTATCAAGAGAAATCGAGGCTACCAAGACCAAGGTTTCTGATGGTGTGTTTGAAGGATATAAACTAAGTGTTGCACAGACCAACGACATCAACAATCGTGGCATGCAGGTGGCCTTGCGTAATACATCAGCATTTGCTGATCTCAAGCAGGCAGTTAACAAAGGCACTGTGGAAGCCATGTTGGCCGAATCGCGCGGTGGTGCTGCAGTGGGCGCCTCGGCCATGTCAACCCAGCGTTTGGTCATGGAACAAGGCGAAGCCACTCGTGGTTTGGTCAACTTCCTGAACACACAGAACCTGAACACAGCATTGATCAACACCAACACTGCCTTGACTGGCGTGGGTGTTGCCTATGGTGGTCTGGGTCTGGCGTACGGTGGGTTGAACAGTGCAGTACAAAGTGCCAACACCAATAGTTTAATCAATGCATTTGGTAGTCAGATTAGCGGTCAACGTGTGGTTAATACTGGCAACATTGCCAACACCACACAGAACAATAATCCAACACGTATTGGGACTTAACCCAAAGGAGGAAAAGCATTATGTTTAGACCATGGGGTTACGGTGGCTTTGGCGGTTGTTATCCATATGGCGGCTGCGGTGGGTTTGGTATGAGACCATACCTGGCAGCAGGCATAGGATATCCCTACTATGGAGGTTTTGCATATCCATACTGGGGCGGCTTCTACGGTTATCCGTACTAAAAGTAGTGATAGCGGGCTCTTAGAGCCCGCTATTTTAATAGGAGATTAACAAAATGTTTGGTTATTACTATCCGTACTACAGAAGTCCATATATGCAACCCTTGTATCCACCCTATCAATCATACTACGCAAACTATGGCGTTAATGCTTTTCAAAGTCAGCTGGCCAATCAGAGTGTCATCAATACTGGTGCGGCTGCTGGCATCAACCAGATTTTTTCACCCACTGCAATTTACTAAGAGAACAACACATGTACAAAAAAATCACACACGATATTGTTGAAGAACATTTCGATGATGTTGCGGGTCTATCTCGTGCAATCAAAGCAGCATCGGTGGTGACTCCCGTCACAGGCGAACTGCCTGCTCTGGTGATCAACGAACGCACACTGGTATTCAGAATGGATAGCCGAACACTCTGGACCAGATTCAGTCTGGGCATGATCAACTTCAGTGTCAGTGACTTTGGTAATCTGGACAGTACGCCCACTGTGGAGAAAAATCTAAAAAAATCTGCAGCAGAAATTGGTAATTTTTTTGTGCCCTACTATGGTATAGCTGCTGGTACCCGGGTGGGCAACTTGTTGACTGCCATAGCCGTCAACGGCACCAAGGTGGTTGATGCCATAAAGAATCGACGTGATGTCGAAGTATTTGAAACCATCTGGAGCAAACAGGCTGATGAGTTGGCCCTGTACCTTAACGAACTCAATCCCAGTCAGTGGCCTCGAGACCTGATGTCGGAAATGATGGTCACTCTGACCAGATTCTGGCTGGAAGACTTCCAGGCCAGATACGATAAAGATTTTGCTGCTGACAGTATTGCCCTGGATAATATCCTCAAAGTGGCAGTCAGTGGCATTCCCAATCACACCAATCGGGGATATACCAGCATTGCTGATCTAATTAGCAGAGGGATAATATCACAGTATCCTCTGTCGTTCGTCATAGGATAATTTAAATGATAGTTCACCACACCACAAAAAAGTCAGATGACATTGAAAAAGACAATTTGGAAGCACATGTGGAAATATGTGGTCATCGTTATCGAGCCATTGAGCGCAGACTGGCCCAGGCTGAAGCAGAGATTGACGAACTCACTCGAATGAGGTCACAGGGCCGCGAACAAATCATCAAGGCCATTGGTGTGGCCACTGCCGTGATGTCATTGACTGTGTCATTGACCATGATTTTTTTAGATCGTATTGGATAACATCATGACTTCAGAAACCCTATCAAAAAATGTGGAAATTTTAAAGATGGCCCGAGAGCAATTGGTCAGCGAGTTTATCGCTCAACGTGCTGAAGATCATCTGCAGTGGTTGCGAGATGCTGATGAGGCCTGGCGCACCAAAGGTGCATTGCTGCCCTATCCCATACCACCACTATATCCTTCAGAGACTGACATATTGGCCCGCGCCATTGAGTTAAGCAAGACACTATTAGTCAGTGACCCTTCAGTTGACACCACAACAACACAAGTTCAACCTGCAATTGTAGTTGAACCCGTCAATACTGAAGCCAACACTGAGCCAGCTGCAACTGTGGACAACAACTTATTCACAGAGGTCACCGCAGCCACCGACGGCATCATGGACCGATTCAATCGGCTTCGAGCCACTTGGAGTAAATCATGATACCATTATCATTGTTTCTGCCTGCTCGCAGACGTCCTGCAATATTCCGACGCCCAGTTGTGCCCACCGCAGTCCCGCAGATTGCCACCAGTAATTTTGGTGGGCTGGGCAATGACATCATCAACATTGGTGGTGGTGTCGGACCACCTGGGCCACCTGGGCCACCAGGGCCACCAGGGCCTGCCGGCACACTTGCAAACGTGCCAGTGACAATAATTACTACTACACCCTTCACTGCCAACAGTGCTCAATACTTTCTGGGTGTGGATGTGGCAGGTCCCGTGACACTGAACTTGCCGGTCAGTGTGACTGGTAAAGTTTATGTGATCAAGGACATTGACGGTGACGCCACCACCAACAACATCAACGTGGTGCCTGCTGGTACCACCATTGACGGTCAGGCCAATTATGTCATCGACCTGGACTATGGCAGCATCACCGTGGTGTTTAATGGAACTGAATGGAACGTGACCTAAAATGTCCTATAACGCGCCCATCACATCAAATGTCAAATACGGTGTAATGCGTCCGGGCAATAACCTGACCTCCAGCGATGGAGTAGTCAGTGTGGTACCTGTGGCGCTGTTGAATCAGGCATATTTTTACAGCACGGTCACACAGACCAACCCCGTGGCCGGTGCTGTTAATATTGTCAGCTTCAACAACGCAGCCATTAACGTGGGCATCACTCTGGTGGCTGGCACACAGGTCACTGTGAGTAAAACTGCCAACTATAATTTTCAATTCGTATTGCAGATGGACAAAACCGACGCCGGCACCGATTTGGCAGACATCTGGTTGGTGCGCAACGGTGTCAACTATCCAGACACCAACTCTCAAATTTCTATTACTGGGGGATTGGGGGTTTTGGTGGCCAGCTGGAACTTTACTCTGGCACTTAATGCAGGAGACAATACGCAAGTGGCCTGGCAGAGCACCGACACAGCCATGCGAATATTGAGTACCCCTGCCCAAGTGGCTCCGGTCAGACCAGTGACCACCAGCGCAAGATGCACCATCATACAATTATAAAGGAAACCATCATGTACGTCAGACCCCGAGTTTACCCCAACGGACAACCCATACCAGAGTCACTGCCCGACAGTTACCAGCCTGCAGTCTACGGCAATGCTCCTGCCGACCAATTTTGCAGCAATTGTCAGCATTTTGATCTGAGATCCTACTACTGTAACAAATGGTCAGCCCGAGTCAAACCACGCTACTGGTGCGCAGGCTGGCAACAACATGCTGGTATCATGAATGGTAACTCCAATCCAGTCCTGGCTGATGAATCCAATGCCATCAAGGTAACAGTGCCCCTGATGATCAGATTGCTGGAATATGCCAAGGAAGATGCTGGCACTGATGTGGTATTACATGAAATTACTGAAAATTTAATTGATCTCAGTGAAGACGGTGATGTTTTGAATATGAAAAACTATGAAGAAATCATCGGCGGTGACGATGATACCGAAACAGACACCGAAACTGCGACTGGCGCCACCGCTGAAACTGAGGACGGCACCAACACACAGAAAGTTGTTTTAGAAATTAAATTAAAAGGAAAATAAAAAATGGCATATAATTCACCCTTGGCATCAAAAACCCGGTATGGCGTAGTAGAAGTAGGAGCCAACATCAGTGTCACCACTGGTGTTGTTGATATACCACAAGATATTTCCACCACTGCCAATGTGACATTTGGTAATATTTCATCCACTTTTGATCTGTTTGTGGGCAACACCATAAATGTCATCAATGACATAGTTGCTCTGGGTAACATCAGTGGTGGGCAGGTGTTGGACAACGGCAATCGAGTCATCACCTCGCTGACAGCTGGCGATAACATCACCATCACCGGTGTTGCGCCCAGTCTGACCATAGCAGCATCAGCCAGCCCCAATGTGGCCACCCGGTTGATCAGTCAGGCCGACAGTCCCTACACTGCCCTGGCATCCGACTATTATATTGGTGTCAGAGCCAACGCTGCGGTGACCATCAATTTGCCAGTGGGCGGAGCCGGCAACACCTATATCATCAAGAGTGAAGTCACCAACACTGGCAACATCACCATTGTGCCCAATGGTGCTGAAACCATTGAAAACACCAGCAGTTATGCCATCATTGCCGACACTGATGGCAGTGTGACACTGATCTTCCGTGGCACCAACTGGAACGCAGTCTAAGGAAAAATCATGGCATACACCAGACCACCAGCAGTGACCCGAGCAGGACAGGGATTGAAACAGACTCCCTTGCCACCCACGCAGGCCATAGCACCTGTGGTGCTGGATGCTGAAATAGCCACCACCACTACCCTGGGTGTGGTCAAGATTGGTGCCAACATATCAGTCACCCCCGATGGTACCATCAGTGCCAATGGTGGCGGTGGTGGTCCCAGTTATGCCTTTGGCACCTGGACACCTGCATTGGTGCCCAGCCCCACCGGCAGCATCACCATCAGCACACGTAATGCCAAATACACAAAAATTGGTCAATTGGTTACTTGCACTTTTGACATTAAAATCACTGCCATCACAGGCGGTTCTGATAAGCCAATAGTACTGACCGGACTGCCATTCACCAGCATCACCGACACTGGTGCAGTGGGATCGGTTCTGATTTCCTACTACAAAGACTTTGATAAAAATGTCAATTACCTGGGCGGCACTGTTATATCTGCCAGCACTTCGGCCACCATGTGGTATCAGCAGAACCCTGGCCAGAGTTTGACCAATCTTGTCATAGATGATGTCAAAGTTGGAACCATTCTGGTGGGCACAGTAACTTACATGAGTCAAACTTAACACAAGGAGAATTTAAAATGTACAAAAAAATTACACACAATATTGTAGAAGAACATTACGATCACCCCGCAATAGCAACTGCAGCAATGCAGTGTGGCAACACCATGACTCAGGGACAACGCATAATGGCTGGCGCCTTCAGCAATATAGAATATAATCCTGCTGCAGTGGCCCTGAGAATGATGTCCAAGGATTATTTTAGCAACTATTTGACATACCTGAGAAATTATATTGTCAACAAAATTTCTGGCGATGCTGCTGCTACTGTTGATGCTAGAAAATTAATCGATCAGAATCTGACGAAACTCATGCCCTTGGTTAGTCCGTTTTTTTTGTCGGCAGATGCTCAAGGAATAGGCACAGAATTTTCCAATCTGACCAATCGTCTGGTTGCAGTGATTGATAGTCTGGTGGAAAATAAAGATGTATCCATGGCACAAACTGAATTGAGAAATCAAATCGGCTCTTTATCTAAAGCCCTGTATGATCTGGCTCCCAATCAATGGCCACAGCAGTCTGTAATGGATTTATTGACAGCAATCGCTGGAGCAATTGTTGACCAGACTCAGGCCCGAATGGCCAAAAATTGGTCCCTGGACAGTGACGGTCTACGCAGAGCGTCAGAATATCTGATATCAGGAAATCCTCCTGATCTGGGCCTATCAGAAGTCCTGGCCCGAGGAATTATATCTCTGAGGCCCACCAGATTTGACAATCCAATCTTTGGGTGAGCATGATGCCTGAGTTCGATTCTAACAGTTTGGAAATATTACGCATGGCTCGTGAACTGGTGATTAACGAGCACACAGATCGTCGAGCAGAAATGCACAATCAGTGGCTGGTGGAATCCAACGAACTCTGGCGCACACGCCGTGTCCGTCTGGCATATCCACCAATTCCACCCTACCCTAACGAAAATGACATCATTGCTCGAGCTCAGAAACTTCTGGAGTTTCTGAGTCAATCATCAACAAAGGAGTTAAAACCACCAAACACTGAACCAGTAAAATCTGATACTGACATTTCTCCAGATATTGTTGTTGTAGAGCCTGAATCTGATGTTGCTGTGGAAAGTATTGAATTTACTGAACCTATGGATGCCAACGTCAGGGAAACTGTCAACGTTGAAGTAGCGGATACAACGTCAACAGTTACCCCCACACCCACAGTGCAGGAGTTGATGGATTATATGAAAGAAGCCCGAGCGGCAGAGCCCGAGCCTACAGGTATACTGCCGTCTCTGCTTCGAAAGATAGAAGAAATACGTGGCACCAGGAACAACAATGCTGAATGATTTTCCCATCGGTCAGAGTCGGCCTGATGGTCGTGATCACATCTATCAGAAAACGGGTAAAGATCTCAGAAAATCAGTAGATCTGAGATCCTGGGATTCTCTGATAGAAGATCAGCATCTGTTGGGCAGTTGCTCGGGCAATGCCATCACCAACAGTTATGAATTGCAGGTAAAACAAAGGTATCCCGATCAGTTTGTTGAACTGAGCAGATTGTTTGTTTATTACAATGCCAGACTACTGGAAGGATCAGAAACAACAGATGCAGGAATAACCACACTGAGAAGTGCATTAAAAAGCCTGCAGCAATATGGTGTTTGTAAAGAAGAGTTGTGGCCCTATCAGCGTGATCTGGTCAATGTGCGACCCACTGATGACTGCTATCGGGAAGCTGACACCAGATCCATTACCAATTATCAAAGACTGAATGATAACGCAGACACCTTGGATGCACTCAATCAGAATCTGCCAGTGGTCATAGGCATGAGTATATACCCAGGATTTGAAAATCTAAGAGCCAACAATGCAACAATTTCTTTGCCCGACGCCAACACCGAGTCAGAGGGAGATCATGCCATGGTACTGGTGGGTTATGACCTGGATAAAAAATTGTTTCTGGCCAAGAACAGTTATGGCATTTTCTGGGGAGCCGGTGGCTATTGCTGGATAACTCTAGATTACGCTGACGATAATATTTTTGAACGCTGGATTTTTGAAATATCTGATCAAAATTTGACTGTCTGAATAATTTCATGCTATATTATCTGGTATAACCTGGATAAAAACAGATCAATCACATGAAAGTCAATTTAATATCAGATCTTCATTTGGAATTTGGCGATTTGGAACTGCCTGGCGGAGAAGTTCTGATCATTGCGGGTGATGCCTGTGAAAGTCGTACCTTGGCCAAGCACCCATACACCCCTGACACCCTCAAAGACCCCAGCGGCCGTTGCCCAGACCGCGCAGCACGTTTTTTCTGGGAAGAATGCACAAAGTATCAGCACGTGCTGTATGTCATGGGCAACCACGAGCACTACCACGGCAAATTGAACCGGACTGCCCGTGAGCTCAGGACCTGCCTGCCGGAAAAGGTTCAGCTGCTGGAACAAGACACTGTCATCATCGACGATGTGGTATTTCTGGGTGCCACCATGTGGACTGACTGTAATCGTGGGTGTCCTGTGACCATGGAAACTTTGAAGTCCGGTATGAATGATTACCGAGTCATTACCTGGGACGGCGGTGGTTATAGAAAATTGCATCCTCGCGATACTGCCAAAATTCATCAGCAGACCAAGGACTGGCTTGGGGGGCAATTGTCTGAACACCAGGATCGAAAAGTAGTGGTCATCACACACCATGCTCCCAGCGATCTCAGCATTGCGCCTCCTTATTGCAATGATCTTTATATGTGCGGTGGGTATCGCAGCGATCTTAGTGATCTGATCCTGGATCATCCACAGATTCGGTATTGGGTGCACGGACACACTCATGATCCATTTGATTATATCATCGGCGACACTCGTGTCATGTGCAATCCCCGTGGATACGTGGGGCACGAAAGTCGTCCTGATGAGTTTGATCCCAGCGAGGGATTTGATGTTTAAACATTTAAAACTAAGAAAAATTGGTTACTGGCAACATTTCTATTATGCTGCAAACATGGGTTTTAAATTTCTTATAGCCAGTATAAGTAGTTTTATACACGCCGTGTTTCCTGATTTATTTCCATTCACGGCACAGCAGATAGCAGCAGAGGTTGTTCGAGGTGAGCAGCAATTTAACTCCAAAGGAGACGGTGAAAATGGACATGATTAAGATTCAGCAAAAGCGTCAGGAAGATTTGGAACATTACGAAGAATTGATTGAACGAGAAGTCAGCGCATTTCAGATGGCCATTGCAGTGGTTTGTTTGTTTGTTGCCCTGGGACTGCTTTTTTCCTAACAGTGATCTGAATGTCCGATCAGGATTACTTGGGTGACCTCGGAAAAAATTTTCCAGATCAGATGTCATCAGACACGGAACCTGTAAACCCCGGTCTGGAGTCAGATCTATTAAACACTGATTGGATTCTGGCCAAAGCATGCGCACGCCAGGACTATGCACAAAACGTCTATGCTGCTTTATGCAATACCAAGTGGCAAAAGTTGGAGATCCTGGAGATATTGAAAGATCAGACCTGGAGTTGCAGCTGGCGGCATGCTGGTGGCATAGTGGCCGGCATGAGGCAGGAAGGTGATTACATGGACTGGTATTGTTCAGGCATGGGCGGCATAGCAGACTATGATGCTGAAGCAGCGGAGAAATTTATGAAGCAACACAAATTTGTTCCTGAGGGCACAGTCACTGATGAAATTGCTGCCGACTTTCGTCAACTGGGCTGGGCGTTAAAGAAAACATAGATGGCAGAATAAATTCTGGTTGACTTTTTGGTGCACAGGTCGTATAATAGCTACATAACGTAACGATACAGGAGCAGCGACCATGGCATACTTTAGTCAAGAACGCAAGGCCCAAATCGCCCCCCAGGTCAAGGCCATTCTCAAGAAGCACGGTCTCAAAGGCAGCATCAGTGTGCGCAATCACAGCACTGTGACACTGACCATCAACAGCGGCAAGATCGACTTCATCGGCAACAATCAGGAGACTATGGGCCGCACCTGGGCTCAACGCCCCACCAACCTGGACGTCAATGTCTACCACTATCGCAATCATTTTGCAGGCGAGGCCCGTGAGGCCCTGGCTGAACTGATTGACGCCCTGAATATCGGCAACTGGGACAACAGTGACATCCAAACCGATTACTTTGACAAGGGTTGGTATGTGGATGTCAACATTGGCCGCTGGAACCGTGGTTATATTGTGACTGCTTAAGGAGACGTTGTATGTTAGATCATTCTGATGCCGCAGCAGAAATTGCCTGTCAGGAACAACAACACCAGGAATGGCTGGATAGTGATGCCTGGGTACTGGATGTAAACAGTTGGTTACGTGAGTTGAGCAACCAAATAGCATTTGAGGAGGCATAATGGAATCTGACTACGCCAATGGTATCCTGCAACAAATGGCTCGCGAACGCAGCGTGACCATCTATCAGGTTATTCAGGAGTATCTGGAGTACCAGGTCAACGGGCAAGTCAAACATTTTTGGCCGGATGAAAATGAGGCCTGTCGTTTTTTTATGGAGAACAACCGATGAGTCTGATTGGGTTGATTGTGCTGCTGTTGGTTCTGGGTATTCTTATTGGGAGGTACATTCGATGAATTCGTCGATCTGTGATACGGTGGTCGGTGGCAGCGATAATGATATTTTCTTAGGGGCTCCTGATCTCTTTTCTGATGAACGTAAATTGTATATTCGAGCAGTGTTTGACGGACGGTTGGAACCCAGTCACATCACTGACGATGAAATGGCTGCGTTGCATCATGCGCTGACTGATCGGGCCATTGGGAACACCATGGATGAGTTAGCTGATCGAACAGACATCACAGTGTTCAATCATGACTGGGAATTTGATAATCCCAATTGACGTCTGATTTTGGTTGACAAATTCTTGTCAAGGTCGTATAATGGCCATACAGTGAACAACCAGGAGCAACATCAAATGACCTACACTTTCGACGAAGACACCGTCAGCGACCTGCACAAGGATGCCTATGGCTTCCGACCCCAGGCCAACTTCTGGAGTGCCTGGGCCGCATTCAACGGTGATCAGAAACAGGCCCTGTGGGACAGCATGTTGGGCACCATGGAGCGCAACTGCGAGCTGGAGCGTGAATCGCAAAAGGCAGCCGAGCATGACTTCCAATGCCGTATCGCCGGCCTCCAGCACTTGGGTGCTAGGGATTTTGAAATGGCTTTGCGTTGGCTGCACGACACTTATGACAGTCGGGGTGACGACGAGTACCTGGAGTTCCGACTGGGTCTGCGTTTTGGCTATATTCAGGAAGCCAGGGCATCGGCTGCAATTGCTGATCAACTGCTGGCCGCAGCGGCCTAACCCTGCCACAATAGGAGTCCATGATGGCTGTACACAGTCTGGAAATCATTGCAAATCGTGCCTATGACCCTCAAGGTCGGGTGGCAGTACTGTTGTCTCATGGCCATGGTGCTGGCTGGTATACCTGGCATCAGGTAGAGCAACTGGTGTACGATCCTCAGGTTGTGCACATGGTCCTGAATAAAGCATCGGCTGATGACATCGTATCTTACTGTGATAAAACCTACGGAGAAGACTATTACGACGGGGCCGATGGTCTGACCATACATTGGGTGCCGCGCGGTACCCGATTCCAAATCGACGAATATGATGGCTCAGAAACTCTGCGTCTGGAATTGGATCAACACTGGCTGGTGGCCTGATACCGGTTGACAAATCCAGCAGCATCGCATATAATACTGAAACTGCAGCACCGACCACAACAATCTTTCAGGAGCACAGACCATGAAGACCACCACCCGTAAGAACTCGGTTGTCCCGTTCACCGCCAAATCGCAGGTCACTGCTGCGGTCGAAACCGATGAGCAGGTCATGCAGCGCATTGCTGAACGTTTTGAAATTCTAGATGTCATGACCAAGGCTGCCACCAATGGTGAGATTCGTGCCATGATCGTTTCAGGCCCCCCGGGCGTGGGCAAGAGTTTTGGCGTTGAACGTATCATTGACAAGGCAGTGTTGTTTGATCAGGTGGCTGGCAAGCGTCTGCGCGCCGAAGTCATCAAGGGCGCCAGCACTGCTCTGGGACTTTACAGCACTCTGTACAAGTACAGTGATGCCAATTCGGTGGTGGTGTTTGATGACTGTGACAGCATCCTCATGGACGAGCTGTGTCTGAACCTGCTGAAAGGTGCCCTGGACTCGGGCAAGAAGCGCCGCATCAGCTGGCTCAGTGACAGCCACATGCTGCGTCGTGAAGGCGTGCCCAATCAGTTTGATTTCAAAGGTTCGGTAATCTTCATCACCAATCTCAAGTTTGATCAGATCAAGAATGCCAAGCTCAGGGATCACCTGGATGCCTTGCAGAGCCGCTGTCACTATCTGGATCTGACTCTGGATACCACTCGCGACAAGTTGTTGCGTATTCGCCAGATTGCTCGCACTGGTGAACTTTTTGAAGATCAGGACCTGAGTGCAGTTGCTCAGGACGAAGTCATCAGTTTCATGGAAACCAATCAGGAGCGTCTGCGTGAGATCAGCCTGCGCATGGCTGTCAAGATTGCGCAGCTCTACAAGAGCTTTCCCACCAAGTGGCAGGCCCTGGCCAGCAGCACCTGTATGAAGGTTGCATAAAAATTACGGTTAACAAGTTTATCCAACTCGTCAAAGATTGAACCCTAGGCGAGTTGTTTAAGAGGCACCCTAAAATGTTGCCTCTTTTTTTATTTCAAAACTTCGTCGAGGTGTTGCGGTTGAGTTTGCACTCAGATGTTCTATCGCCTCTTGTAAGTTATTTTTGATTGTGTTTAACCGATATAGGCCTCGAGTAATTGGCCAATGATATTTGATGGCTTCATAATGTGTTTCGACTCTACGCCTAACTCGCTCGGCAATAGTCAACTCTGAATTAGCTCCACTTTGCCAGAGATATGGTTTATCATTAATAAAATTGATTTCCAGATCGCCAACACGTTGTCCCACTGGACTGTGGTCTAATATCATTAAAGTCGAACCCAATTCAATTCCAATAACAGTTTTGCTAGCCACATATTTTTGCCAACGAGAAAATAGGGACAGAGTGGCTCGGTGATCTTCAAGTGTTTCAGTTACCCACCCGCCCAGCATCAACAAATGACAAGTGATTCCATATTTTTTAAACATTTCAAGAAACCAGTCGGCATCATCGGTTGTGTGTTTTTTATCCATATCAAATCGAACTCTATCACTGCCGGTTTCCAATCCAACTATAAGGTATTTAACTCCGGCATCGGCCATTTTTTTAATATGCGTTTCCTTAACCTGATCCTTGGGTCTAAAAATGTACTGCCCCTTCCACTGAAAATTAGCGTGGGGATTGCTGTTCTTATATTCAATTAACTTGTCACATAGTTCATTTAACATTTTCATACTACCGTTGATTAAACTATCAGTAAAAAAGAATTGTTGTATGCCGTGGCGCTCGTATTGTGTAATCATTTCCAATGCCACGTGTTGTGCACTACGATAACGATATTTTTTCCACTGATGTCCGACATCGCAATAACCACATTTGCGCACACATCCACGACTGGCCGTAATAAACAGACTCGGCTCATCATCTAGCCAAGGGTATTGAGTTAATGGCAATTTACTATAATTGGGAATTACACAATGTTGATCCAAATCATCAATCTGCTCAAAGTTATAATTATTAATTCCGGGAGAATTTCTATCACCTTTGAGATACCGTCGAAATGAAATTTCTCCTTCCCCAACTATGTAACAATCTACTAGCCCTTGGCGCACCATTTCATTAGTCCATGACTCGGTACTTAGTCCCTGCCCACCTATTAAAACTTCATTATTACTAAATTTTTTTATACTCTTGCAGACCATCTCAGTAACCGGTTGGCTCCATACACTGAGCAGACTTAGTGCAAATGTTGCAGAGGGATGTAGTGATAGAATCTTTAGAACCGAGTCATCAATCAACTGTTGAAGGCGGTCCTTTACCTTGCTGTCAATTCGTCTGGTTATACAAAAATTATCAATATTCGTAAAATCATCTGGTAACTTTTGCCAAATTAATAAACTAAAGTCCAAACAACTATAATCAACGCCTTCGCTATCGCATATGCTACTAAGAATAGCCAAACTCAACGGTGGCCGATGAATTTCATATCTGGGAAGATTTATTAAACAAATGTGCATGTTTTTCCAGTAGGTGTTCGATCTCTTTTAATTCTCTAAGATCATTTCTGTAGTCAAACAAGTCGCTGTGACTGGTTTCCAATATAAAATCTTGTGTTTTATTTACTCTAGGTCTTACTAGTTGTGTTATGATCCACTCATAGACTGGGGCAGTAAAATTAATTATTAGCGATCCGTTAAATCCAAAGTAATGTGTTTTGACAATGTCACCAGATTCAGTTACAAAGTAACAATGTGTTAACAGATATTCAATGATGTTGACCTGATCAAATTCCAATCCCACTAATTTAATAGCTCTATCTTCAATGATAACATTGTGTTCATTGATTCGAGTATCCCAAATATTATTTTCTCCGAATCTCTTGCCATAATGACACAGCGTTAACTGATTGTAATCGTTAGCAGGTATAACAAAATTAATGATTTTATTGCCAACGATCTCTCCATCAAAATAAATGGAATTGTTGCCTTCAATTCGAAGGCAAGGCCATTGATTGCACCAAGTTCCCTCAACTTCGATTTTTACAGAGATAGGGTTCATGTCTAAAATATTTATCACTCTCACAAACGGCAAAACAGATTATGACTTACAAGTTAAGCCTCTAGATACAAGCATGGCACAAAAATGGATCAAGCACTAGACCTATTTATTTAGTCCTAGGACGATCCCAAGAGCTTTTATAATTTTCCAGATACTACTTATCATATTGTATTTTTCATACATTTTTGACATTGAAAAATGAGAAATTACACCTTCACACAATTTTTTTCCTTTCAAATATCAATCCCCACTCAGTCCACTTGTAGTAAAACTAACCTATGCTGCTGGTGGTCAATCATGTTAAATTTGTTTGCCTGGGTATGTTATTGGTTGTGTTCTTATACTTTTTAAATACACTTTGATTGAATGAAGTGCCGGCTAAGATTTTTATTATCTATTTTCTGTCAATGCATTGCGATTTGGTGCGGATTGACTTCAGTGACTTTTTATTTGTTAGAAGATATTGCACAAATATTTTCCTCGCTGTATAATATTTGAATGCAGACATTTCCCTACGTTGAAGATTATCTGGGATTGCTGTCCGATGACGATTGGACCTGGCTGGCCACGGCAATTACACCAACCGCCAATCGTGTGACTATCAAATTGGCCAGGTATGATGTACAGATTGTCAACAACATGAGCTGGCAGGTCTTGAGTGGCATACCACTGACAGACCGTCAGGCTGATCTGGCGGTCAAGCTCATACTCAAATATCGTCGGCAGTTTGCCAAATTTAATATAGATGTTGCTCCGGTTGAAACACCCAGTTTTAGACTGCCGGTCAGAACCATTGACCGAACTAAAATGATCTATCTGGAAGACGGCATTGTTAAAATCAGGTTTCCCTACGATGTGCAGATGGTCACAGATCTACGCAAGTTCAAAGAAACAAGTCAGGGCCGAATGGAATGGCACCACGATTTAAAAGTCTGGCACTGTGCTGTCACTGAGTGGAATATCAATTGGTTGGTGGTCTGGGCCCTACCCCGGGGATTTGATGTCGGTCCAGAGGTTCTGACCCTGTTTGATCAGATCCTGCAGGCAGAAAAGCAACCCTATGACATTCAATTGGTGCGAACAGGTGATACTTATCAGGTCACCCATGCTGCTGATACTCTGCAGGCCTATATTGATCAACACCTGGGCAATGATTTAATAAAATTGGTGGACCATGCTGGGGTATTGGGTTACACAGTGTCGGCTGACATTCTGGAATACTGCCAGCAGCATTACGGTCCGGCATTGGTGCACATGGGCACCCGACACATCACATATCTATCGCCGGAATCCGACATGATGTCATGGTTATTTGAATATGCCCGACTGACTGATCGATACCCCATTTGCATCTATGATCCCAAATTGTTTGATTTGGACCTCAGCGGGTTTTCTTCAGAAGAAATACTGATGTTTGATCAGAATGGCCGACCCGATCGTTTGCACTATGACATTGGAGATGTTAAAATAGTCTATGCTAGAAAAATTCCTGACAATTGGCAGCATCCTATCCCCTTGCTGGCCAGCACCGTGGAGATGATGTATGGCGGCCGCAAATTGAATTGGATTAGTCGGGCAGAAAAAATTGTCTACTTTAGTGATGGTAAATTGAGAGCGACACATTAATGGCCATAGCCAGACTGATTATCCGAGACGAAGTTAACATCAAGATCGAAGGTCTTGAATTGACTGAACGCAAGACTCTGAGCAACAAGTTCAAGTATGACATTCCTGGTGCCAGATACTTGCCTGCAGTCAGACTGGGGCGTTGGGATGGTAAGATTGGATTTTTTCAGTTGGGTGGCAGCACTTATATCAACCTGCTGCCGGAAATCTTGTCCTATCTGGAAGAGCGTGGATATGATATTGAAGTCCAGGATCTACGCGACTATTCCACACAATTTGAATTCGCACAGGTCACCGAGCAGAGCTATGCTGATCGAGTCTGGCCAGAAAAACATCCAGCAGCTGGCCAGCCCATACTGTTGCGAGATTATCAGGTGGAAATCATCAACAGATTTCTGGAAAATCCTCAGTGTCTGCAGGAAGTGGCCACTGGTGCTGGTAAAACCATCATGACAGCAGTGTTGAGTCACAGTTGTGAGCCGCATGGTCGCACAGTGGTTATCGTGCCCAACAAGAGCCTGGTGACTCAGACTGAAGCAGATTATCGCAACATGGGCCTGGATGTGGGCGTCTACTTTGGTGATCGCAAAGAGTTTGGGCACACTCACACCATCTGTACCTGGCAGAGTCTGAACATTCTGCTCAAAGGGTCCAGAAATCATGAAGTGGACATCACCATCACAGAGTTCCTGCAGGATGTGGTGTGTGTGATAGTGGACGAGTGCCACATGGCCAAAGCCGATGCACTGAAAACTCTGCTGACAGGAGTCATGGCACACATACCCATCAGATGGGGCCTGACTGGTACCATCCCCAAGGAAGAATATGAGTTCATGAGTCTGCGTTGCAGCCTGGGTGAAGTCATAGGCAGACTCAGTGCCAGTGAACTGCAAGACCAGGGCGTGCTGGCCAACTGTCATGTCAACATATTGCAACTGGTGGATCATGTGGAATATCGAGATTATCAGTCCGAGCTTAAATACTTGTTAGAGACCGACGGTCGAATGGAGTACATTGCCAGACTGGTGGAGTCTCTGCGCAAGACAGGCAATACCCTGGTCCTGGTGGACAGAATTGCACCAGGGCAACTGTTGGTGGAGAAGATAAAGGATGCAGTATTTGTTTCGGGCAGCACAAAGTCGGATGACAGAAAAGAGCAGTATGAAGAAGTCGCAGTCAGTGATGACAAAGTTATTGTGGCCACTTATGGTGTGGCTGCTGTTGGCATTAATATTCCTCGCATATTCAACCTTGTACTTGTGGAGCCTGGCAAGAGCTTTGTCAGGGTCATCCAGAGCATCGGTCGCGGCATTCGCAAGGCGGAAGACAAGGACTTTGTCCAGATCTGGGATGTGACCAGTACCTGTAAGTTTGCCAAACGGCATTTAACCAAACGTAAACAGTTCTATAAGGATGCTAATTATCCTTATGCCCAAGAACGAGTGGAGTGGCAATAACCAATGATGATATTGACTTTAGAAAATCAGGCATTTGAAATGAATGAAATACCAGACGAGGTGGATGACCTGCGGTTTGCTATTTTAGACAACAGTGACCCAAAAAATCCCGACTATTTTTTTATCCCTCTGATATTCCTGGAAAGTTTCAATGGTCCGGCACTGGTGCTGAACATTGGTGGCAATATCATCCGGATGCCAGTGGACTGGCAGTTGCTGATTGGTGAACAAGAGTTTGGTGATCTGGAGGTAATACCACTGACATCCATCAATGATCGTGGTTTCAGTGCATTCACATTCAACCCTCTGAATAGTTTTAAACCCGAGTTTCATCCAGTGGAAATCGTTGACATCTATCAGGATGTCCGATGGTATTTTCCCAAACTCAAACCTGGTCAGATGCTGGCTGTGCCCTTGAATAATGGTCCCAGTCCCTTGTGTGCATACTTCGTCAAAGACATTAGCAGACAGAGCGAAATTGTGAATTATGGTAAGATATGGTAGGACCGGTACAACACATCAGTGAATATATAGTATATGAATCGCCAGATGGTGGCGAGACCGTCTACGCTCGTCAAGCTGGTGGTGCCCAGCGTACTCTGTACAGTGTCAGTGATGATGCCCGAAACCGGGTGGATCAGTTGCGACAAAATCAACTCTGGCATGACATAAGGCTGGCTGCCCAGACCAACCCAACTTTACAAGCTGCCCTGGATCAGTGTATCATGATATATAAGTTAAGTGAGACCCACACAGATGGCCTTTAATCCAGCACAGTTTAACCGGAAGAAAAAGCGAGCGGCAAATCCCGATATCCCTCGTCCCAACCTGTTTAGTCATGAAAAGAAGATCAAAGAAACCACTGCCAGCATGATGGATCTGGAATTACAAGTCAGGAAACAAGATACAGAGATTCATCGTCTGCAGAGTCAGGTCCGAGACATGCAAAGCAGTATCGCCATGCTGTTAGAATTTATAAGGCGCAGATCATGAGCAACACAGATCCTCTGTACATTGGCAACGAAATGGCGGCGTTCGATCGCAAAGATCGTGCTTATTATGACAAGTTTACTGATGAAGAACGCAAAAAGTTTTCCACTTACCTGATGCTGCGTTATGGTGCCAGTGTGGAAGGCAGTGCAGATTTACAGGAATGGTATTTGCGAGCAACCAATGAACGAGTCAACATTAACTTCTTTGACATTGGCCGTCATCCCAAATTACAGTGGTTGCTATGTACCAGTGTTGGCCCTGGCATGGGTCGTCAACGGCACTATTGGTTGGGCACCAAAAAGAAAGAAGGCAACAACAAAGCCAGTAAGTTCTTGGCTAAATTCTATCCCAACATGAAATCTGATGAAATAGAATTGCTGGCAAAAATTAATGATAAACGAGATATTGACAGCCTGGCACGAAACCTTGGACTCGACGACAAGCAAATCAAATTAGAATTATAATGATTGGGATTTTATACTCTAGTGGCAGTCATGGCAAGTTTTTAGAAATGCTATTGAACTTATTCAGTGGTCTGCAGCTTGAGTCCAATCCAATTACTGACAATTGCCATGTCTATGATGGAGTTGCCTACCAGCCGCCAAAGATTTTTGAAGCAACGCATCGAATGGATTATTTGTCCTCGTCGTGTGATGAGATTATTAATATCAGAATAACTCCTTGTTCCTACATGAAATATATTGCAGTGTGTTTTAATCGAACATCAGGCATAAACATTATTTTAGAAGAATTACATCAAGACACTTTTGATAAAATTAAACATCACAGAATATTTTCCCATTTTTTGCCATCTCTAAAAACTGTGTCTGGAATTAGTTCTGGTGATGTTGAAATTAAATACCTAAGGGAATGGGCCAGGTTGTGTTTTTTTGGTAACAATGGTGCAACTATAAAAAAATTCACCAATCCAACAAAATATCCTTCAGCCGATTATTTTTTGAATTTTGAATGTTTTTATAATGATGAACTATTGTTAGAGCAGTGTAAATTGATATTGCATAAATTTAATTTACCAATATTCCCTGTTGCAAATATAACTGAGTATCTTTCCGCATTCAAAAAAAACAATCGATATAGGAATATTGATAAAGATATTGATTTAATCACTCAATCGATTGTTAGTAAACAAAATTACGAATTTAATTCAGAAAATTTTATAAAACAAGCATGGATTGACAATTGGTTAGTTTCAACGTACGATGTAAATGTGAAACTTAAAAATGATTATTGGACTAACACCAGAGAAATCATTGAAGCTTATAATTTATGAGCGAAATAAAAGCATATAAATGTATCTATTGTCACAAAGAATTCCGACGAGAAAGCACTCTGGCCGCACACATTTGCGAAACCAAACGCAGATGGCAGCAGGAAAAAGAGGTGGGAGTTCAACTGGGCTTCAGGGCCTACCTGCGATTTTACGAAGTCACACAAGGATCTGCCAAACTCAAGAGCTATGAGGATTTTGTAGCCAGTTCCTACTACACGGCATTTGTAAAATTTGGACGCCACCTGGTTGCTATCCGAGCAGTTAATTCTGGCGCATTTATAGACTGGGTTATTCGGGAAAACAAAAAGCTAGATCACTGGTGTAAAGAAAGCATCTATGTGGAATACCTGCACCAATATATGCGTCGCGAAGCAGTTCAGGATGCAGTAGAACGTGCACTCATGGAGATGCAAAGTTATGCAGATGAAGTGCAAACACTAGCAAATTTCAACGATTATTTCAGATATGGCAATGCCAATCGTATTTGCCATCATATCAGCAATGGTCGTGTCAGTCCCTGGATTGTTTATAATTGTGCCAGTGGCGTGGAGTTTCTGGAAACACTCAACGAGGAAAATATCTCCATTATTCTGCCCTGGATAGATCCCGACTTCTGGCAGCGTAAGTTCAAAGATTATGTGGCAGACACTGAATGGGTCAAATTGATATTGAGAGAGGCAGGTTTATGAAAGTTTTGTGTATTGGAAATAATACCATAGACACTGAAATTAAAACGCAGCAGTTATCTGGGACACAATATCGGGGACTTCTAAGTAGTGTTGATCAGGAAATTTGTGATGGGTTTTATCAAACTAGTCTATTTGATTTGTCTCGAGCAGAACTTATTGATATTTCAGAAAAGTTTGATAAGATTATTGTATTAGATCAACCAAAAGAACAATACAACCACCCAGACGCATTTTATGTAACTGTCAGTGTTGGGCAAGAGGTAAATGCTGAATTTTTAGACAAGTCCTATATGACCGATGTTAGTTTTTTTGAAAATCTAGTGGATCAAAATACAAGTTTTTGTATTTTTCCTTTTATTGAATTGCTAGTCAACAACGGGAATACCACTGTTTGCTGCCGTTCTGCAACTCCAGTAGCACCTTTGCGGGGGTTGGATTTTCATAACAATCCCGAATATCAACACATCAGACAACATATGATTGAAGGCAGCCGGTTGCCTGAGCATTGTTCTGCCTGCTATCGAATTGAGGAACTGGGGATGCGAAGTGCCAGACAACAAGAAACTGTTGAATGGGCCAACAGACTCAATTTAAAATCCATTGACGATCTGCTTAAAATTACCAAACCTGCCTACTACGAAGTTCGTGCTAGTAACGTATGCAATTTGCTGTGCAGAACCTGTGGACCAACGTCCAGCAACCAGATTGAACAAGAGTATAAATTACTGAAATTAATACCAACAGAAATTCCAACACCTACCTACACTGACTTTGATTTTGTGGATTTTGATAATTTATTTAAAATGTATGTGGCTGGCGGTGAACCAACTGCGATGGCTGAGTTTTATCGGTTTCTAGATCATTGTATTGGGCAAGAAAATACCGATTTTGAACTGATGATTAACACCAATGCTCACAAGTTTTCTAAGAAATTTAAAGATCAAATTAGCAAATTTTCAAATGTATGCTTTATTGTAAGTGTTGATGGAGTTGATGAACTAAATTATTATGTAAGGTGGCCATCAAATTGGAAAAACATTTGCGATAATATTAATTGGATTGTTGAATCCGGACATAGTTTATCGTTTAATATAACTGTGTCAATTTATAATATTTCTTCATTATATAAAATACTGTCATTTTTAGAACATAATTATCCTTCAGGATTAATACATTGTCAATTAGCGGAATCGTCAGATGACATATTCTCCCCATTTAATTTTCCTGACAGTGAATTGATTTTGGGGGAATTAATTAAAATTCAGGATTTAAAATGTTACAAAAATACCAAACTATTAGAAACATTTGTTGATGGTTTGATTAAAACATTTAATACCAATCAAATTAATGCAAATACTTTGAAAAAGTTTTTTGAGTTTAATGATTTGCTAGATAATTCCAGAGGATTGCGACTAATGGATTATATACCGGACTTGGATTGTCATAGAAATGAAATTTAATTCGGACATTGATATAGATCTGGCTGACAGACAACAGTTGATAGATGTTTTGGATGTGATCCCTGCCAGTCAATTGCGCGATGGTAAACTTGTCAAACACAATACCGGAGTGTATGCCACACAGATACCTGTGGACCCCTTTTCAGGGTGTGCGAGTCTGGATTATCAGATAGCCGAGCAGCGTGGATACATCAAATTGGACTTGTTGAATGTTCACGTCTATCGGCAAGTGCGAAGCGAAGAACATCTGATTGAGCTGATGCGGGAACCCGACTGGGCCCGACTCTACGATCCTGAAATATGTCAACAACTGGTGCACATCAACAATCATTATGAAACACTGCTCAAGATGCCCGAGCCTGTGGACAGTATACCCAGACTGGCTATGTTTTTGGCTGTGATACGCCCAGCCAAACGGCACCTGATTGGTCGTCCCTGGTCAGAAGTTGCCAAAACCATCTGGGACAAACCTGCGGATGACGGGTATTATTTCAAGAGGTCGCATAGTGTGAGTTACGCACAACTGGTGGTGGTAAATCTTAACTTACTTTGCGAACAAGTGTGATGGATCTGCGTTTGCTGCGTTTTTGAGCAATTTCTTTAAGACTGATTTGTGGACCGTGTTGTATGACGACATCTTTGCTGTTGAATGTCTTGATGCAAATTTTGAATTCGGCCCAGTCGTGTTTTAGAAATACATTGATGGGCACCAGTCGATTGCTTTCCCACCACCACTGATCAGCCAATTCCAGGAACCGGGATTTTTGCTCCAGAGTTTTTAGTAGTCCGTAGTCGTAGATTGTAGTTATGATCTCATCTGAATTCTGAATAATGCCCAGATATTCATTGCCACCATAGGTCAGATAACTGATGAACGGGTATTGGTCCAGTAAGTTCTTATAAGATTCGTCCATTGATGGTGTCGGTATAAATAGTCCTACAGGGCATGATTGATGACCACAATTACCAGTTATTTATATGACAATAAAGTCATTGTTCAGATTTTGGATGATGACCCCGAGATAAAAACAAGGAACCGTATTGTGTACAGCAGACCTATCAAGGTTTATCAGGGTGTAGATAATGTTATTACTCTACAGTTCCGTAACAACGACCAGAAGGCTGCGAACATTGCTGGCAAGTCATTTGCCCTGACACTGACTGCTGCCCAGGGCGAAGCTGCTGTCTGGACCGGTAATGTTACAATTGGTAACGTGGTTACTGCCGTGGGCACAGTGGTATTGGACAAGTCAAGTGTAGACAATCTCTCACAAGAGTATTATAATTACACAGTGAGTTATACTGATGGTGACCTTACATTGCCAGCATATGTGGATGACAATTGGGGCGCCGCTGGGCAACTTCAGGTAATTAAAAACTTGTACTGATACTGAGATTTGTGATAACGCTGATTCAGGACTTTGTAAAGTCAATTCTGCCAGCCAGACGAAAAACCAGTCCCAGTGGGTGGATTAGTTTTTCTGGCGTCTGCTGTGTTCATAATGGCGAAACGCCAGACACTCGTGGTCGTGCTGGTATAACTGCCAACGCGAATGGTGGAGTTTCCTACCATTGCTTTAACTGTGGTTATAAAACTGGATATCAACCAGGCCGGCACCTTACACTTAAATTTCGTAAACTTCTACGCTGGCTGGGCGCAGATGAATCAGAAATACGCCGTCTGGTGATTGAAGCAGTCAGGATCCGAGATATTGTTGCGCCTGAAGAAATTAAAATTGCGGCTGATGAGGTCATTGATTTTCCAGAACGCACCTTGCCTGAGGGAGTGGTGAGCTTTGAACAATTGCGCACATTTCTTGCACTGACTGATGCCGACTATGAAATTCCTCAGAGTCTGATGATTCAGAACAAAGTCGAGTATGTTCAAGGTCGCTGGATAGATACAAAAAAATATGATTTTTATATCACCGATGATACTGAACATAGTCTGCATCAGAAAGTGATCATACCTTGTCGCTGGCAGGACAAAATTGTTGGTTGGACTGCCAGATCCGTGGTTGACGGGGTCAAGCCCAAATACTACAGTGATATTCCCACAGGCTACGTATTCAATGTCGATCAGCAGCGCCCAGACTCTAAATTTGTCATAGTCTGTGAAGGTCCATTTGATGCCATGAGCATTGATGGTGTGGCAGTTTTGGGCAGTGAGTGTTCGGAACCGCAGGCCGAAATCATTGATGGTCTGGCCAGAGAAGTCATAGTAGTGGCTGATCGTGATCGAGCAGGAACTAAATTGATAAACGATGCCATTGAGTATGGCTGGTCGGTGAGTTTTCCAGTGTGGCAAGAAACTTGCAAGGACATCAACGAGGCAGTGGTCAAATATGGTCGACTGTTTGTGATCAAAAGTATACTGGATGCCAAAGAAACTGGTAAACTAAAAATTGAATTGAAAAAAAGGTTATATAATTAATTATGAATTACATTCAACGCATAGATGAACTATTCAGTAAATACAAGAAAATTTGTTCAATTAAGGGAGAATTGTTGGATTTGGTGTCCAGTGTTCCTGAACTTGAACATAAAGAAAAATATATACATAAATTTTTGGATGATTATATAGATAGCAATAGTTTGCTGGAAAGTTTTAATAGAAAAATAGTATTTGTTTACGATGAAACAATAACGACAGAAATTTTTATCTCGATACACAATTGGTTTTTAAAGAAGTGTTGTAATATAAAAAATATTTTGTTTGTGTCCACTCACACTCTGGGTTTGGGTGAGTGGTACCAAAAATACTTACGGTTATTTGGCCAAACAGGGTTTGTGGTGGTGGAAGTTCCACTATATACTTTTTATATGCCTGGTGTAATCAATTCTTATGAAAATTTAAATAAGCCCCATATCAATAAAGAACTAAAATATTATTTTGATTTTTACGGTGGCACCTATGGAAGTTTAAACAGAGACTTTTTGGTATCGTTATTTTTAACACATCAAAGTATTGGGCATGTGGATTATCTGGGTGGATTTACGAATAACACTGGCAAATTCGACGGGTATCTAGAACAGTTGACCAACTTTTGTGATCGCAACGCTTGTGATCAACTAGTAGAAAATAAAAAACTTCTTCAATTTGCTTCTAGAAAGAATATAGATAAAATGCAACTGGTTAAAAATGTTGCATATAACAGCAATGTGCATTCAGTAAGTGCCTGTCAGATAATTAGAGAAACAATGGATAATCAAAATTTCTCTATTCTAACTGAAAAAACTCTCAAGGGGTTTTTAAATTTACAATTTATAATCCCTCTGGGTTTCCAATCAATAAGACATCTGGAAAATTTGGGACTTCTATTTGATCATGATTTGATTGATTACAGTTATCAGGAAGAGCCGAATTTTTACAAACGTGCACAACTTGTAAGTGAACAAGTTGGCAAATTAAAACAACGGTATAGTTTAAAAGATTTAGAACAGCTAATACTTGATCGAAAAGAGATCTTAATGCATAATTATGATTATATCGTCTCCGGTAAATTGTTTGAAAAAATTTATCATAATGTGCAAAACTTATTAAATGACTAAAGAATATTCTTCAGAACTGCAAAAATTATTTTTGGAAATGATGCTGCAGGATGCGCAGAGCTATGTACGTGTGCAGAATATCTACAATCCAGAAAATTTTGATCGTAGTCTTAGAGAAGCTGCTAGATTCGTTAAACAGCATGCTCAAGAACACAAAGTTCTGCCCACACTGGCGCAGACACAGGCTGTTACTGGTATTGACTTCAAACATGTTCCGGACTTAACTGAGGACCATTACAGTTGGTTTTTAACTGAATTTGAAAGTTTTACCAAACGTCAGGAGTTAGAGCGAGCAATTCTCAAAGCCGCCGACATGTTGGAAAAGGGCGAATATGATCCTGTTGAGAAACTTATCAAAGACGCAGTGCAGATCAGTCTGACCAAGGACATGGGAACAGACTATTTTGACGATCCCAGAACTCGACTCATGGCCATCAAGAGCAACAATGGGCAAGTATCGACTGGGTGGCCTACTTTGGACAAGCGATTGTTTGGTGGCATGAATCGCGGCGAGCTCAATATTTTTGCTGGTGGATCCGGCAGTGGCAAGAGTTTGTTCATGCAGAACATTGCCATCAACTGGGCCACTGCTGGGCTAAATGGCGTTTACCTGAGTCTGGAACTTAGCGAAGGCCTGTGCGCCATGCGTATGGATAGCATGGTGGCCAATGTCAGTACCAAAGAGGTGTTTAAAGAACTAGACACTGTGGAAATGAAGATCAAGATGGTGGGCAAGAAAAGTGGTGCTCTACGCATCAAATACATGCCAGCACAGAGCAATGTCAATCAGATACGCAGTTATTTGAAAGAACTACAGATACAGACTGGTATGAAGTTGGATTTTATCATGGTGGATTACTTGGATCTGGTGATGCCAGTCAGTGCCAAAGTCAGCCCTAATGATCTGTTTGTCAAGGACAAATATGTATCAGAAGAACTACGCAATCTGGCCCGAGAACTCAACATTCTCATGATCACTGCCAGTCAGTTGAATCGTGGAGCAGTGGAAGAAATTGAATTTGACCACAGTCATATCGCTGGCGGCTTAAGCAAAATTAACACAGCAGATAATGTGTTTGGTATTTTTACTAGCCGAGCCATGCGTGAGCGCGGGCGTTATCAATTGCAACTGATGAAGACTCGCAGCAGCAGTGGGGTGGGTACCAAAGTGGATTTGGAATACGATCTTGAGACCCTGCGCATTACTGATGCGGGCGAAGACGCTCAGGAAAATGGCACAAGACCTTCTGGTAGTAGCATCCTAAGTCAAATTAAAACTGGCAGCACGCTCACCAATCGAGACGAACCAGCAAAAGTTTCTGCCACAGTTGACAGCAGTAAGTTAAAAAGTATGTTGGCTGGACTAAAACGTGCAGATTGAAATTCATTTACGATAATAAATAAATTAAATTGGATTGAAATCTTGCAAAAACGTACACGTGGCATCCTAACAGAACTAGACGAACTATTGATACATCGTGATCGAGAGCGACTGATCGAATCTCGCGCCAATAACATCATCAACGGTGCTATCAATTTTATCAATTTGCTCCGAGAGAGTTATGATGCAGAAACTGCAGATGCTCTGGAACGCAGATTGTTGAACGCCATACGTGGTCAGGATCCAGCTAAATTTGCCCGAGGCATAAGGAAACTCAAAGATGAAAGTTAAAGAAATCCTGTCAGAGGAAGGGTTCATGAGTGGGCTTGCTCAGGGGTTGGCGCCCAACGTTTCTGCAGCATATCAGAAAGCCCGAGACACTGCTAAAATTACTCAAGGCCCCGCCAGTCTTGATGCAGACGGCTACATGAAAATTAACGACCCCAAATTAGCAGCACAGTATGCAAAAGAAGGGCCGTTGGTTCAGACCATGAAACAACGTGCGGTGATGAAAAATGGCATATCTGTGGATGAAATTGATAAGCTGGTGGCCCAATCGGGAAAATACCCCGATGCAAAACAACGCCAAGCGGTAGTCAACCGATTTGTGGGCCTTCTACAGCAACAGAATGTCAATGTCACTGATCGCACACTGGGCGGAACTTCCGGAGGCATGACCAAACAACAGTTTACGCAGTCTGGTTCCAGCACTGCACCTGCACCTGCCGCCGCTGCACAAACAGCACCTGCGCCCACCGCAACCACGCAAACAGCGCCTGCAGCATCAGCCACAAATGTTGGTGCATCAATGGCCGCCAAAATGTCTGCAGCATCTAGACCACAGTCAACCACACCCGCAGCAGCAACTACGTCTACCACAGCAAACACAGGTATAAAAAGTGCAATTGGTGGTCTGCGCACCAGAGACCTGTTAAGTGTCAAGAAAAATATTGATGCTATCTTGGCATCACGAACAAAAACCCCCACCACTTGATGGATTCCATTGTATGAAGATAACCGAAATCGAACGCCCCAGAAATAAAAATCAATACCTTTATGAAGGGTTGAATAAATCTGCTCAGAGATCCATGATGCTCTGGGAATACGCCGGCAGCTCCCTGATGGCGGCACAGTTGACTGCAGATCAGATCAATCAGATATTCCAACAAGTACAAAACGACAAATCCAATCGCACTGCCATTGGTCGCGCTGTGGATGTTCCCAAGGCTGTTTTCGCTGCATACGATGACCTCAAGCAGCGGGCCTTGAATAGCAATATCATGAAAAACTTTGATGCCATCTACGATCAAGCCGCAGAAAAACTCAAACAGGCCACTGGTGGTGATCAGGGTGCCATGCAGTATGTGCAAAAATATCGTGACTTTGCCAAAAAGCACCCCATAGCACAGGGACTCATCTATTCGGCACTGATTGCTGCAGCAGGTATCAGTGGCGCAGGGCTGGGCGGAGCCGCTGCGTTGGGCTTGTTTAAAATGGTAGACAAACTACTGCAGGGAGAAAAATTTAGTCGGGCAGCCGTTGCAGGTGCCGAAACCGGCGCCATGGCCTATGCCGCAGGGCAAATTGGCAAGGCCATGCAAGGACATTCTGCCGCTGCTGGACAACCTGCTCCTGCACAGGGGCATTCTGCTGCACAAGTGCAAACTGCTCCTGCAGCAGGAGACCCCGTTCAAATTATACAGCAAACTGTTACCACCCCTGCTGGCGAGGCCCTGGGCAATCTTGGTCGTGGGGTTACTGCCAGCATGAGAAACTACATTGCCAGCAAATATTCTCCTGAAAATGTATTTTTTCAAAATGATGGAGGCACCCTATACATACTTGACAAACTCACTAGACAGCCAATTGAGTCATTGGCATTATTTCAACAGTTGGGAGAAAGTTATCAATTTACAGAAAGCAACATGGTATTGTTGTGTTTGAAATTAGAAAAACAACAAATGTTGAAAGAAGGTATACTAGATGGACTTAAAGGTGCTGCGGGAGCAGTTGAAAAAGGACTGGGTGCCGTCGGCTCGGGGTTGGGAAAAGTTGGTCGTGCATTCACAGCCAAAGTTTCCAGTGATAGACTAATGCAGGCCTGGCGCGCAGCTGGGAAGCCCACAGATTCCGTGGCTATTGCCGATATTCTGAGAAAAGAGGGGGTCGGCGAAGAAGTTATCCAGACCGTTTTTCAATCTAACAATATTCCGTACGCAGCACCCGCAGCAACGCCCGCAGTAGCAACGCCCGCAGTAGCAACGCCCGCAGTAGCAACGCCTGCAGCAACGCCTGCAGCAGCACCAGCAGAAGCACCAGCAGCGTCGCCTGCACCCACGCCTGCAGCAGCACCTTCAACAACGGCAACAATGCAAGTGGGGCAAATTAACAAAATTTTACCAACCTTAAAAACCAGAGACTTACAGAGCCTTAAAAAATTTGTTGACACTGTGCTAGCAAAGAAGGGTGGCACCACTGTGTCCGCACCTGCGCCTGCGATGACACCAGCACCATCTACTTCAGCACCATCCTCCGCAGCACAGTCAGCAGAGCCGTCAATGAGTGACCTCTTACGTCAACGTCGAGCACAAGGATTGCCAGAATCAAAAGCTCAGAAAAAAATAATCAGGCATAAATAATTACAAGCGCGAAAGCGTAACAAAATTAGGAGAAATAAAATGGCATCATTCACAAGAGTAAACGGCTATGCAGCACCAGGAGAATTTATCGGACGTGACGTTAAGTTCGTCAAGTGCGCAGCAACAGGTTTGGAAACAGCATACGACGCAGCAGACAGCAACTTCGAAAAGGTTGTTCGCGTTCTACAAAAGTTCTGCACAGTCACCATCGTTGGCACACCAGCTTCAGGCAACTGCATGTTCATGGTAGAAGGGTTGCCATCAGGTTCAGTTACTGACGTCACCGGTACATCAGCAGCTATCGCCACAGTGCTAGCAACTGACGCTGACGCGGCCAGTGGTTTGACCACAACCTGGACCATCTACAACGGTCTAAGTGGCAACACATTCGCTTAATAGTTAGCCAACCCCAAAAAGCACGGCCCAGCCGTGCTTTTTTTATGATCACAAAAAAACGATAAATAAGTTTACCATGCATTTTGAAGACCAACGAATACACCGCCATCGAGTTTATACTCTGATAGACATTACCAAAACTGGAGTCACATCCAACAACCCAGAATACGAGCGCATGCGCAACAAGCAACGCAACTGGGAAACTGTGATACAAATGCTCAGCATGCGAACACAGTTATTGGGTGTGAGGATTCTCAAGACAGAAAAGTCAGATGTCAAGAATTTCGAGTTTGGCGAAGATTACAAAGGCAAACACAGAATTTGGGCGTTTGAGTTTGACGTTGAGTACGCTGACTTGTATCTGAAATCTGATGATGATTACGGGGTGTTAAAAAGTGATTTTGCACAGACTCCGGTAATAACAGGGCTGGACGAAACTATTGCCCTGCCCCTGGCATTGTTTTATACCACGGGCCCTGGTAAAAACATATACTTTACTAGCGCCAGCCTGATATAAATAATTGTGATGCTCGGGCATTCATCAAGGCACATATCAAGGCACAACTCTGGCACATCTGAAGGCATCGCTTGTAACTGAAAGCGATATTATGTCAACCACTACTGAGATTGAAAAACAAAATCTAGAAGCCCACGTTGAACTTTGTGCTGAAAGGTACAAGAACTTGGAAACCAAACTAGAAAATCTTGAGTCACGTATGGATAAACTTGAGTCGCATATTGTTGACATCAAAGACGCGGTCACTGGCAAGCTCAACGACCAGAATAAACAGACCATAAGCATATTTGTATCAATTGGCGGGGCTATTCTGGCGGCATTCCTTGGATTTGTCTGTAACAGTATCTTAAATAAATAGCAATAAAAACTAAAAGTTACAATATTAAAACTGTTACAATATGAAAATTGTAGAACTAACCACCAAGATCCTGATGCCCATCACCAATGAAGAGAGTCAACTACTCGATCGCTTCAGTGATGGCGATGTCCTATCAAAAAACCAACTCAACGAAAGAGAACAGTTATTGGCCAATCAGTTGACTGTTCGAGACGTTCTATTACGTACCAATGAAAACGGCAAAATCTACTACAGAAAACGCATCTGAAGAATTTGAACTGGAAAAAATTCGCAGATTTACCGAAACCGAGTTAGCCAAACTCAGTCACAGCGATCTGCCATTTTGCTATCAGATTGGCACTGATGTGTTGGTGGGCAAAAGTCGAGTAATCAAAATTGACACAGACTGCTGGCGTGTTTTTGTGCAGGGCCAACAAATTTTTGATTTTTTCCATCGCAAAGATGCCATCTTTTATTGTATTGCGGTACACCAGAAACAAAATGCTGTGGCCAACGAAATAATAAAAAATGATCAGGCATTGTCCACTCTGGAATTCGAAGCGGCATTGTATCGACACAGATATCGTCGCGCTGCCGAGATTTCGGATACCTGGGCCAGGGAGTATTACAGTAATAAATATAATGAAGTAACTCTCCGAATAAACTACACCAAAAAAGAACTGAAAAAAAACTTTGATTTGGCTAAATATACTAAATTGTAATTGGAACCATCACCATGAGACTAACAGAAGTTGCAAAAACCACAAGTAAAAGAATCAACAAGTTGATGGAAAGTCGTTTCGGCTTTGCCATTGATTTCCGTAAGCTCACCGTTGAGCGTGCTGAGAAACTCAGTGAGACCATTGATAACAATTTGAACAAAATTCGTTACAGTGTGGACATTCACACTGCAGAACGCAATCCACGTTATATGGAATTGCTGACTGTTCGAGAAAGTCTGGCCGCCTGGTTAAGTGAACAACGCACACAACTCAACGAGGGTGAGGTCGGCAATGCCGAGGTTCTGTTGGCTGCCAAAGACATGGTGGATTCAATTCAAGACGCCATTGAAAAAGTTGGCAAGATGCAGAATGAGCAACTGCCACAGCTACTGGACAGTATTCGTGACCAGATTGGTTCAGAGCAGGCTGAAGGATTCAAGAATGCAGTGGGTGAAACATTGTCAACACTTATGCAGAATTTGCAAACTGCTCGTGAGGGAGTTGATACTGGTGTTAGAATTCTCAGCGGAGAAGCAGTGGATCAGCCCATGGCCATGCCAGCCACTGGTGATCAGACTGGCATGGATGCCAGTATGACTCCACCAGCGCCCGAGAGTGATCTGGATTCTGATGAAACCGACGGATTTGGGGCAACCGACGCTGCTGTGGGTGGTGCTGAGGAATTGGGCAGAGAACGTCGTTAATATGCGACTCAGAGAATTTGATAACTCTGAATCTGACCCGTCAGTGGCCAGTCTGGTGACGGCTCTGGAGTTGATCCGAAATCGATATCAGCATGAGAATAAACCACCAAAAATCAGCACACAGAGTCTGATAAATCTTGTCATAAACACTGACAAAAACTTTAATTACGACGCACTGGTTTCCGCCAACGAACACAGCGACACAGTTCGAAATCTAATCAAGAGTTTTAATCGTAAATATGTGGAATTGACGACAGATGCTGAATCCGATGCCCCTACTACAAATGTGGGTGATCAGGCGACAACAGGCCCAGTTGACACCGTCGCCAGCATGGCCAAACGAGCCGCCAAAGAGCGTGGTGCCTCTATATAATTTGGTATCTTGGTACTAGATTATAAATAATTTTTAGTGTACATTCTATTATCGAGGGATATTTATGGCCTATTCAGACAAGGTAATTGATCATTATGAGAATCCCAGAAATGTGGGAAGTTTTGACAAAGACGACGCCAATGTGGGAACAGGCATGGTGGGAGCCCCGGCTTGTGGCGATGTTATGAAATTACAGATAAAAGTCAATGATACGGGCATTATTGAAGATGCGAAATTTAAAACCTACGGTTGCGGATCAGCCATTGCAAGTTCATCACTCGTAACAGAATGGCTCAAGGGCAAGACTCTGGATCAAGCAGCCACTATCAAAAATACTGAAATTGCCGAACACCTGGCACTGCCCCCAGTTAAAATACATTGCTCGATCCTTGCTGAAGATGCTATCCAGGCTGCTATAGATGACTACAGAAAAAAACACAGTTGACAGTCCCTGCATTGGTGTTTGCCAGTACAATGAGCACCGCATCTGTGTAGGCTGCAAACGAACTTACCGAGAAGTTGGCTTGTGGAATGAGTTCACTGATGAACAAAAACAATCTGTTTTAGATAGGATATTCGATGATAACGTTAACTGAAACAGCCGTTGCCAAAGTCAGAGAAATGCTAGCTAAACGCGGACGGGGTATAGGTATCATGATCGGAGTAAAAACCACCGGTTGCAGTGGGTTGGCATACACTCTGGAATATGTGGATGATCCAATCACAGACCCAGATCATATTAAATATGACAATCAGGGCATTGGTGTCTGGACCGATGCCAAAAGTTTGGTATATCTGGACGGTTTGACCATGGACTGGGCCAAAAAAGGTCTTAATGAAGGATTTGAATTCGTCAATCCCAACGAAAGTGCTCGCTGCGGATGCGGGGAAAGTTTTACTGTATGAATGAAAACGATGCAATAAATCACTGGCAGATTGGTGGGGGTCTGAATGGCAGTTATCAACCCAAATCAGAAAAAGTCAAGTGGATTTCAACAGATTCTTATGAAAATTTTATTAAAAATCAACCCACAAATTACACTGAAGATTCTATAACTTATGATTTTAACTCGCACGGATTCAGAACACGAGAATTTGAATTAAATTCTGACAAGAAGAATGTTTTATTTTTGGGATGCAGTCACACCATGGGTGTTGGTCTCAGAGAAACAGAGGGTTGGGTGTATTATGTTAGTCAAATTTTTGATAAGACCGAATATAACTGTTACAATTTGGGAATCGGTGGCGGTAGTAGCGACACAGTGGCGAGATTGTTGACCAATTCCATTGATTACATACATCCTACTGTGGTGTTTATTCTTTGGCCGTCTCCCGCCAGATTCGAAAAGTATTATCAGAATAAACAATGCTTGTCAGTCAAGTCTGAACTGTTAGTTGATCAACCCAGGGACATTGTCGATCTATACAGTGATGCACAGTGCCATAATTTATACTGTAAAAATAAACTAATTGTGGAGTTGTTAACACGACTTTATAATTTTAAGGTGGTATCACTACAAGACGACGATATCGTATCAAGGATTATGAGAAAAAAATATACTCCCGAGCAAGTGCACGCTGCCAGAGATTGTCAGCATTGGTCACCAGCAATACATCAGGACATAGCTGATCTGATGATCCAACAATATAAAGAAATGGTCAATAATGCTGGTTAATCGTTACGAATACAAAAACATCGGCAGAGAAACTGTGGACGGAAAACGACATTACTGCTTGCCAGACGGCAGCAGAGTTCCCAGTGTGACCACTATTTTGGATAAAACCAAACCTGAAGAAAAGAAACAAGCCCTACTGAACTGGCGCAAGTCAGTGGGAGAAAAGCGGGCACAGGAAATCACCACAGAAGCAGCCAGTCGCGGCACCAGAATGCACAAATGGCTGGAAGATTATGTGAAAAACAATCGGGACATGGGTCAACCCGGCACCAATCCCAACAGTCAACAGAGCCATAAAATGGCCCGTGTTATTGTGGAAAATGGTTTGAGAAATGTTGATGAAATGTGGGGCATTGAAGTGCCACTTTATGTCAGCGGACTGTATGCCGGGACCACAGATGCCTGCGGCATATATAACGGACAACCCAGTATCATCGATTACAAACAAACCAACAAGCCCAAACGGACCGAATGGATTGAAGACTACTTTCTACAACTCTGTGCCTACGCAGTGGCCCATAATGAAACTTACGGCACAGACATCAAACAAGGTGTGATCTTAATGTGCAGTCAGAATTACGAGTTTCAGACCTGGGTAGTTGAGGGCGCAGAATGGGAAACTTGGAAAAATCGTTGGTTTGACAGAATTGAACAGTATTACAAACTCGACTAAATATTAAACTTAGTTGGGAGTCAGAGCAATGGCGGTAATCCAAATCAGCAGGATACAGGTGCGCAGAGGTCTTCAAGAGGACCTGCCACAATTGGCCAGTGGAGAATTTGGCTGGAGTGTGGATCAGCGCAGACTCTGGATCGGCAACGGCACCTTGCAAGAAGGTGCGCCCAGTATCGGTAACACTGAAATCTTAACCAACAACAGTGATGTGTTGGCGGCCATAGAATCTTACACCTACCAGGGTCGTGAATCTGGGTATGTCAGTCAGACTGGGCTGAGTAGTAATTCTCCAGTCAGACGAACCCTGCAGAATAAATTTGATGATTTTGTTAATTTTCGTGATTTTATTCGTGCTCAAGACGTTGCCAACGATGACTACACAGTAACCTTGCAAAGAGCCATAGATCAGGTATTTCCCAGAGACTACTTTAATCAAGCCAGTGTGCGCAGAGTTTTAAGAATCCCTGCTGGGGTATGGACTATTTCTGCAGGAATTAAATTACCACCCTATGCTTGTTTGCAAGGTGACGGCATATCTTCCACCACCATTCGATTGATCTATGGTAATGATCCGGTGATCAGTTTCAAAGACAGTCGAGGAAACTCGGGAACGTCCATAGATCTGTTGACATCTGCAGCACCTTTTCAGATTGCTCTGAGAGATCTCACATTGGAAACCACCAGGAACAATCACGTGGCCCAGCTGGAGAGTTGTCACAATATCAGTTTTGATCGTGTGGGATTTCAGGGAGCTGTCATAAATCCTGTGACCCCAGACACTGAGACAGCGGCGGTCTGTATATTGGATACAGTTACACCAGTGCATTCAGTGATTTTTAATTCCTGTGAATTTTCCAATGTCATATATGGGATCCGGGCATCAGGAGATGTGTCGTCTGTAACCATCAATACCAGCAAGTTCAACACCTTATACCAGGGATTCCTGGCCAATGCCAACATCACCAGCCCCCGGGGCATACGTATTATGTCATGTGAATTTGATCAGATAGCCACCGAGGCCATATATTCCCAAGACTCCAGTTCCATCACCAGTGCATTCAACTATTATAAGTCTGTGGGATTGACCAACGGCAGTCAGATGAATACAGGCACAGCAACTTATCCTGTCCTACGCTGGAGCACTTCTGACAATTACAGCATCAGTGAATTGTTTGCCAGGACACTGGCGCAGCAACAGACCACAGGACTAATAGCATTAAATCTGTCCAGCAACGTTTCGCCGGTCTCTCAGGCCACCACCATTGGCTCAGACCAAACCACACCAGGACACAAAATAACACTGGGCAGTAACACAACTGCAAATATTGGTTCAACAATATTGTCCACCTTGTCATTAGCAACCATTGATTATTCCATCAAAAGAAACGGCATTGTTAGAGTTGGGGTCATGCACATAAGTCACAATAGCGGTCAGAATGTTGTTTTCACTGACGATTATTCAGAATCTGCTGATACAGGTGTGGCCTTTCAATTTTTAGGCAATACCGTTTCCAACTCTGTGGTTTTGAATTATTCAGTGTCTTCAGATACTGGGGATGCAGAATTTGCCTATGCAATCAGATCATTTATTTGATAAATTATTGCCACATCATTGCAATCATCTGAAGTTTAATGTAAACTAAACAGATTAGTGTCTGAATCCGATCAGTAAATAAATTTTTAAAAGAGGTTTTCGAATTGAGTAATATTCAAGTCATCAAACGTGGCGGTGCCAGCGTGCCATTGGCCATCGACAAATGGCAGGCTCAGATTTCCAAAGTGTGTGCAGGAATTGCTGACGTAAGTCAGAGTATGATAGAAATCAAAGCACAGCCTCATTTTTATGATGGCATCACCACCCGAGAGATTGATGAAATTACTCTGCGTGCCATTGTGGATTTGATCGACGTTGAACAAAACCCCGACATTGGAAATACAAATTATCAGTATGTGGCAGGCAAGCAGCGCCTGAGCATGTTGCGCAAAGACGTCTACGGCAGCTACGAGCCACCACATCTGTATGAAATCGTCAAACGCAATGTGTCAGTTGGTTTGTATACTTCAGAACTTCTGGAATGGTACACTGAAGACGAGTGGAATCGCATGAATGATCTACTGGATCATGCCAAAGACGAAGAATACAGCTATGCCGCAATCGAACAATTGATTGAGAAATATCTGGTACGCAATCGAGCAACCAAGGCCATTTATGAAACACCACAGATTCGCTATATGGTGGCTGCTGCCACTGTGTTCCATGCAGAAAACCCTGGTCAACGACTAAAATTTATCAAAGAATATTATAATGCATCTAGTGACGGTTTGTTTACTCTGGCCACTCCTGTTCTTGCTGGCCTTGGTACTCCCACCAAGCAATTCAGCAGTTGTGTGCTCATTCGTAGCGATGACGATCTCGATAGTATTTTTGCCAGCGGAGAGATGATGGCCAAGTATGCCAGCAAACGCGCTGGTATTGGTTTAGAAATTGGCAGACTCAGACCTCTGGGCAGTCCCATTAGGGGTGGAGAAATCATGCACACTGGCATGCTGCCCTTCCTGAAGAAATGGTTTGCTGATCTGCGCAGTTGCAGTCAGGGCGGAATCCGAAATGCCAGTGCCACAGTGTTTTATCCCATCTGGCATCTGCAGTTTGATGATCTGATTGTGCTGAAAAATAATCAAGGCACAGAAGAAACTCGTGTCAGACACATGGACTATGGCGTGGTGTTGAGTGCATTCTTTTGGCGTCGGTTCAGGAACAAAGAAAACATTACCTTCTTTGACCCCAATGAAGTTCCGGATCTGTATGAGGCATTTTATACCAACACGCAGAAATTTGAAGAACTCTATGTCAAGTATGAACGGCGCCGTGACCTACGCAAAAAAACCATGAGTGCTGAAGAAGTATTCAAGGGTGGCATACTTAAAGAACGCACAGACACTGGTCGCATCTATCTGGTGTTCATCGACAATGTCATGAACCAGGGCCCATTTGATCCTGAGTATCATACCATCTATCAAAGCAATCTGTGTTGCGAGATTTTACTGCCCACCAAACCGTTTCGGCGGTTGGATGACGAAACCGGCAGAATTGCTCTCTGTACCCTAGGCAGTATAAATTGGGGAGCATTCCGTAATCCTGAAGATATGCGTAGAGCTTGCCGTATACTCCAACGCAGTCTGTGTAATATTTTGGACTACCAGGATTTCCTAAGTGTTCAGAGTCGACTCAGCAATGAGGAGATTCAACCCCTGGGCATTGGCGTGACAAACTTGGCCTACTGGCATGCCAAACGGAGCCTACGTTACGGCGAAAGTGATGCTCTACAGGAGGTCAAGACCTGGATGGAGCATCAGTCTTTCTATCTGACCGAGGCCACTGTTGAGCTAGCCAAAGAACGTGGCAAGTGTCGGGACAGTGATCGAACCAGATATGGACAGGGCATATTCCCCTGGGAATTGAGAGCTCATGCAGTCAATGAGCTGGCAGACTTTACTCCAGAACTGGACTGGGAACAGTTGCGCAGTGATATGCGTAGTCACGGTGTTCGCAATGCCACCCTGATGGCCATTGCTCCAGTGGAGTCCAGCAGTGTGGTCATTAACTCAACCAATGGTATTGAAATGCCCATGAGTCTGATCACTGTCAAAGAAAGCAAGGCCGGCAGTTTTATACAGGTGGTTCCAGAATATCAGAAACTCCGGAACCGGTACCAATTGATGTGGGATCAGCGGGATTGTGTGGGCTATCTCAAGACGGCTGCTGTGTTGGCAGCGTATGTGGATCAGAGCATCAGCACCAATACTTTTTACAATCCTGCGCATTTCGCAGACCGCAAGGTGCCAACCACACTGATTGCCAAAAATTTGATGCAGGCCTGTGCCTGGGGGTTGAAGACCTTCTATTACAGTTTGATTAATAAACAAGGCAGTAAAATGGACTCAGAAACACCTCCAGATCATCTGGAACCAATTGATTTCGACAACGAAGAGGACTGCGAAAGCTGTAAACTATAATGCTAAAACAGTTCTTTATTTGGATGCAACGTGACGAAGGCTGGAAAACCATAATGGCTGTGATCTATGCTATTATATGTCTGGTAGACTTTGTGATCATGCCCGTGGCTATTACAGCATTTAAAGGACACGGCCTTCAGGATTTCATTATCAATAATCTAAGAACATTTGACCCTGGAATACAAACACAGATATTACAGGCAGTAGCAAAAGACTATGCCCCCTTTACACTTCAAGGGGCAGGAGTATTTCATCTGGCGTTTGGTGCGCTACTAACAGGAAGTGCGTTAAGCAAATCAAAAGCAGAGGAGAAATAACGTGGCCGTAAATCAGATTTTTAATTTAAAGAATACCACCATAGCGCAATGGCGAACAGGTGATCAAGACAACAAATACCCCCAGTGGTTGCGTGACAATGGAGTATGGGTCAAAGATAACAAGTGGTGTTTTGATGTCACCGCCACGGTGTACTTTCCAGCAGATGGTTATTACAACTTCAAGTATACTGCTGACAATTATGCCAGATATATCATTGACGGGTTTGAACTTCCCGAAAGCAACGACTTTACAAAAATATTCAGTGAAATAGTATGGGTCACGGCGGGCAACCACACTATCCGTTGTAAAGCCAGTGACAAAGGCAACACCAACAGAAGTTGTGCTATGATTATTGATGATGACACACAGTTGGTTCGTGTCTGGAACCTGATGACCAATGGCGCTACAAACTGGCAAAACAATCCAGTCAACATAGTGCGTCAGCCTACTCAGGGCAATTACTGTAAACTGTTGAATGACTTTGGTGTTTGGCCCAGCACAGGTGAAACTTTTGACAACACTTGGATGGTTGACTTTCCAGTTGATGCCTACTATAACTTTAGAGGCGCAGTTGATAATTCAGGTCAGGCCTGGATAGACGGTCAACAGTTGGCCGACATTGGCGGACAGACCAAAGAATATAACTCTACCAAGTTTATCACTGCTGGTAGAAAAGCCCTGCGTGTCACGGGCAAAAACACCGGTGGCCCTAAAGCAGCCTGTATGGTTATCGAAGGCTCTATTAAAGATCTGGTAGCCGCCAAGGCCAGTGCTAATTCAGCCAAAGCCGCAGAAAATAAAGCTGCCGCCGATCTAGCAGAAGCAGAAGGAAAATTTGTTGAAGCCAAGTGGATAGTTCTTGATGTTGAAAGTGTGACACTTCAAACAGACTTGCCTGGAGGTTTTAGTGCGTCAGCTACCGCAGAAGCCAAAGCCAGTAGCGAAGCAGGAGCCGGAGCCAGTTATACCAGTACTGGTGCCCAAGCACACGCAGGTGCCAGTGCAGGAGTAGGAGCCAGTGCAGAAGCCAGTGTTGGCAATGAATATGTGGGTTGTGATGTTCGTGTTTGGGTAAGCGTAGAAGCTGTAGCCGAAACACACGCAGGTGCTGGCCTTGACGGATACAACGTTTACACAACAGCAGGCGTAAATTGTACGGTTCGTGCTGAAGCAGGTGGAGAGGTTAGTATGCATGCCGGGCCAGCTGGTCAAAGTGCCAACGGATGTGTTTATGCTGAATCCGGTGTCAAAGCAGAAGTGGTAGTTGAAGTTGGGATGAACGGATACCAACTTGAAGGTGGTATGAGCATAGGCACTTGCGTAGGAGTAGAAGGTGAAAGTACTGTGACATTCAGTGGTGTTAGCCAAACTACTGGCGCAAGTGCCAGTTACGGAGAAGATCACTTTGAAATAGGAGCAGGTGCACAATCACAATTTAAAGACGGACACTTACGCTTAGGCATAAGTGGAGAAGCGGCTGCATTTGTTGGACTCGAAGTTGATTTGTCCACTGACATTGACACAAACAAGTGTATCAAAGATGCTGTGACTGTTTATCAAACAAGAAAAGCGGTCTACGAAACCAGCAAACAGATTTATAACAATGCGGTATCAGCATCTAATCAAGCCACTACCTATGTAAGCAATTTGGCACAGACTACAGCAAACAACACAGCAAAAACATTCGTTGATGCTGGTTATCAAATTGAAAACGGTATTGTCAAAACAGGCGGTAAGATTGCCGATTCTTGTACAGATGCGGCCGGTAAGGCAATGAAGTTTGTATCAGGTGGAAAGAAAATTGTATGTACCATGATGAACGAAGAATACGGTTTTGGATCATATCGCAACGCCATATGGTTGCGTTATGGTGCCAACTTGCCCAAAGCCGATGTTTATCAACGTGGCTATCACACATTGTTCTTGCCATTGGTGGCTTATGCCAAGGGCACAGGCCAAACCAATCAGTGGGTCAAGACAGCATTAGAGCACGTCGCTCGTCATAGAACCAGCGACATCTATCTGGAAATGAAGGGCCGGCGTAGAGATACACTGGGACGAGTCTATCGCGCAGTGCTAGAGCCATTGTGCTATATTGTAGGAAAAATTACTAGGTAAAAATTATGTCAAAACAACAATACGATTTATCCAAGAACACTGACTATCTGAACAGAAAGATGTTCCTGGATCCCGCAGGCCCGGTCACTGTCCAACGATTTGAAGAAGTAAAATACAACAAACTTCAAAAGTTGGAACAAACTGCCAGAGGTTTTTTCTGGGTACCGGAGGAAATCAGCCTGACCAAGGATGCCGGTGATTTTAAAGATGCCAGTACCACTGTCAGACATATCTTCACCAGCAACTTGCTGAGACAGACTGCTCTGGATAGTCTGCAGGGCCGTGGTCCTGCTCAGGTGTTTACACCAGTGGTCAGTATTCCCGAACTGGAAGCCCTGATGTATAACTGGAGTTTTTTCGAAACCAACATACATAGTCGCAGTTACAGTCATATCATTCGTAATATCTATAACGTGCCCAAGGAAGAATTCAATAAAATTCACAACACCAAAGAAATTGTTGACATGGCGTCCAGTGTGGGTGAATATTACGATGCACTACATGCAATCAATTGTCAGAAGGAAATGGGACAATCGGTGGATGAATATGAACATGTCAAGGCCATATGGCTGGCACTGAATGCCAGTTATGCTCTGGAAGCATTCAGATTCATGGTCAGCTTTGCCACCAGTCTGGCCATGGTGGAAAATAAAATTTTTATTGGTAATGGCAATATTATCAGCCTGATCCTGCAGGACGAAATTCTGCACAAAGAATGGACCGCCTGGATCATCAATCAGGTGGTCAAAGAAGACCCCAGATTTGCCAAAGCCCGGGTAGAATGTGAACAAGAAGTGTATAATATGTACATGGACGTCATACGTGAAGAAAAGGCCTGGGCTGACTATCTGTTTAAACTGGGACCAGTGATTGGTTTAAATGCCAACATTCTCAAGGATTTTGTAGACTACACTGCGGCAGCGGCGCTGAAAGAAATTGGAGTCAAATATCTGAGCCCAGCACCCAAAACCACACCCATCCCCTGGTTTAACAAACATTCAGACACCAGCAAGAAACAGACAGCCCTGCAGGAAAATGAAAGCACCAACTATGTGATCGGTGTCATGTCCGATGCCATCAATTACGATGAACTGCCAAATTTATAAGAGGAAAACATGCTAACTGTATATTCAAAAAAGAATTGTCCCTATTGCGATCAAACCAAGCATCTGCTGACCACCAAGGGCGTGGAATTTCAAGTGGTAAATGTGGATCTGGATTTGAACGCCCGAGCCTGGCTGGTGGATCAGGGTCATCGAACTGTGCCACAGATTTACAAGGATGGCCAGGTATTTGTGGAAGGTGGTTACAAGGGATTATCTGCACTGTCAGATGACGAGTTGCAGTCAAAACTAACAGCTTAAACGGAAAAATCATGCTAATCAATAAATCAGGGTATTCAAAAGACGACATTGTAAGTTTTAAACTGGTCAACGGGGACGAAATTGTGGCCAAGATTGTGGAAATCAATGACAATAATTATGTTATTTCCAAACCCACCACAGCCATGCCCAGCGCCCGAGGACTGGGGCTGATTCAGAGCTTGTTTACTTGTGATCTGGAAGACTCCATGACTCTGGAAAAACAACATGTCATGCTGCATGCACTGACACAAAATGATGTTAAAAATCATTACATTCAGACCACTACCGGTATTCAGCCAGTCAGCGCAGGCAACAAAATTATCACCTAAGGTGTTGAGATGTCTGAACACGATATAACACTTGTCACTGCCAAAGCCGGCTCAGTCATAGCTGAGAATCTCAAACTCAGCCTGGCCACGCCCGGTGGTGGGTTGACACCCAGCACCATCACAGCCATGGTGGGCATTGCCCGAGGCGAAGCATTGACCATGGCGCCCGACGTCAAGGCAGTCATGGCCAAATTGGAACGAGCAAAGTTGCCCACTCTGGGCAATTCTGTTGTGAACGGCGTCACAGTCCCCATAGCCAATCCCGACTATCACCCCGAAGCTGCAAGCACTCTGTCCAGTCTGACCAGTTTGCAGAATAAAATCATGCCACCCGGCAACCATGCAGCATTTGGTTCATTCCTGAATCAGGCACAGGGGCACATCAATGACAGCATAGAAGTTCAAAATGCTACAAATTTCATATCCAATTCCAATTTTGGAGACTTTGGTAGCGGTATCACCAACATGAGTTCCATGACAGATCAGGGATTGACCGGCAGCCTGGGGTCACTGTCTGGCGCAGGTGCTGCCCTGGGCGGATGTGGCAAATTGTTTGATGTCAAGGATATGGCCAATTTCGGTAGCCCAGCAGGACTAATTAACCAACTCAACGCCAACAAATTGGGCAATGCCACTGGGCTGAACGCAGCACTGAAGTCTGCGGGAGTAGACACCAACAATCTGAGTGATCCTGTGTATGCCGATAAAATAAAACAAGTCATGGGCAATATCAAGGACCCAGCGATTATCCGAACAGTGGCCACTCAGATGGAAGTCACATCTGACGACACTGGAACCACAACTTCGTTTGTGGAAACCGGCACCACAACATACTTTGGCGGAGGTGGCGGTAACATCACCAGTCTGGCCGACTTTACTGATGTAAAAAAAGTAGTCAGTCCCGACAAACTGACAGGATTCGGTGGAAATTTCAGTGACATAGGCAAAAAATTTGGAGACCTGGGTGCCAGTTTTGCCAGCCCTGCTGCAGCAAAAAACATGATGGGTAGTCTGGAAGTGCCACAACTGCCCAAATTGAATGCTGCTGCGCCCAGTCTGGGCAGTTTAATGGGTGGAATGAGTGGAGATGTCAGTAATATGATGAATGGTGGAGCGGTCAGTGGTATACCCAAAATGTCAGACCTCATGCAGGTGGTGGGTGGTGGTGGTGCCATGGCTGGTCTGGCCAAAAGCAATGACATCAGCAGTATTGTCAGTGGGGTCAAGTCGTCTGTGGGCAAATCCACCTCATTATTGGGCACAGCGGGCATCGATATTGACAGTCCACCCAAGCCCTGTCTGGGCAGTGCCATGGGATTTGCCACAAACTTGCATAAATTTGGAGCAGACACCTCAGGGTCGGGCATCTCGGACATGTTGAAGAACATGGCCAATACTGACAGCAAGTTTGGGGAAAGTATCACTGCCAGCCTGGCTGAAGGCAAGAACCGGGCACTCATGCAGGCCAGTGGAATAGCACCATTGGATTTCAGTGGTGTGCCCCTGGGCGAGGCTGCAAATAATCTCAAACAGGGCAAGTTCATACCCGGCACTGGCGGGATAAAAGCCGGTTCAGCTGCCAGCGCCATATTGGGTGGTCAGGGCACTCCCTGAACGTATATTTAAGTGGGTATTGACGGTTAAAAGTGCTAGGTTTTACTATTTCTCAAAGACGTTAAATATATGTGTAGTTCCAGATACATTGGATCTACTGGATTTCATAAAATACACGGAGTCATGCAGACATTCATCGCTATCGGTTCTGATAGCAAATAATCTAAAACATCTTGAGGAAAATAAAAATGTCAAAGATCACCAAGGATCAAGTTGAACAGCAAGAGTATGACGAGTATAACGACGAATATGATGATGACATTGGACCAGATGACTATGTTTTTGTCATCAAACCCGATGGCGGAATCAAAACAGTGATTTTTCCTTCAGATGAAGTAACTGAATATAGTGAACAATTATTGGCAGTATTTAAAGCACTGGGAGTAGATGATCCCGACGATCTTTTAACAGGACCACCAACCTTACACTAAATCCACAGCTCTGTCATGCATGACTAGACCCTGCAAATGGTCTAGTTCATGCTGAAAGCGCACACTGGCCGCGCCGTGGAATCTGGCTTCAACCCATTGTCCCCGATAGTTTTGGAATCTGGCCACTACATGGCGTGAGCGACGTGTTGTCACAGTTTCCCCAGGAAAACTCAAGCAGGTTTCTGACTGCTCAATGTTTTCAGGACTGATTTCTATGATTTCGGGATTAAAGCAAAAGCAGGGCAAAGCGCCAACCTTGATTACGAATAGTCGACAGTTGACACCAACTTCAGGTGCAGATATGCCCTGTGCCTGATATTGGTTCACACAGGTCAATAATTTTCTGGCTAGTATTAGGTTTTGTTCGGGATTGTCAAAAGTGGCAGGCTCGGCCACCTGGAATAATAATTGATGGGTGAACTCAAAGGTCTGAGCCATATGAACCTGTTGAGTATTTCAAATGCCAATAAGTCATAAACTTTTGCATTGCCTCTTGATCTCTCCAGTACCAGCTGTCGTAACTCATGCGCTTTGCTTCAGGCACGTCACGCAGTTCATTTTCCAAACGTTCAATAATGTTATTTATGGCGCCGGGTTGGATCTGCGACCAAAACTCATCATCATTGAGGTTATGTAACCGCATGACCCAGGATCGATTTTTTTGTGAAATATCAAACATAGATACAGTGTAACACAATTGTAGACAAAAATCAAACCAAATACCTGTTGACTTGGTATCTGTTTGGTGTTAATATAGTTCTACTGATACAAAACATCAGTAACGCAAAAAAAAATTTGCGTTTTTATTTGTCTGAGCTAAATATTAACGAAGGCTAAAGTGTGGCAACTTTCCTTGACTCTGTCGCAAGAGTCTAAAATAACCGAAGAGGTCAAAATTGGGTATTGAACAATATCAAATGGTTGCCGCACTGGACTCCAAGTCTCAGAACATTCAGTTTCTTGAAAAGCTAGTGCGTTGTATGGTTCTTTGGCGAGACACTTCGATCAAGAAGGTGCTCCGAGTAGAGGAACTAAACAAAGCAGCACAGATCTGTGAATTGTTTGTGGTACACATGGACAATTCAATTCCTGCAGTGGAGCAACAGATTTATCTGTCCATTTTCTCAGGTATCAGTCGCGATATTGTTAGTGCTTTATCTGGTCAAACAGTGAATTTTGAACCTGCTATCGGTGCGGTACAATTTATACTCACTAACCTAAAGGAGACTAACCGTGCTTTCAATCAATTCAAACCCACTAGCCAGCCAGCTAGCCAACCAGCTTAACCGACTTACGCTGGATATTCAGCAATCATCACAGCGCATTGCCACCGGTAAGCGTATTACCAGTGCTGCTGATGATCCTGCTGCTGTGGGTATTTTGTCCACTCTGAAGTCTGACTACGCATCATACAATTCAGTAAACTCCAACCTGAGTTCGGGTCTGAGTATGCTGGAAGTGGGTGCCAGTAGTTTACAAAATCAACAAGGTATTCTTACGCAAATGAAGCAGCTGGCCACACAAGCCAGTTCAGATTTGTTGACTGCAGATCAGCGCACCGCACTGCAGAAGACCTTCCAGGAACTTCAGACCCAGTTGGACGACGCAGTTAACAAGGCCACAATTTTTGGTAAGAATCTGACTGGCGCCACTGGTGCTGATGTGGTTATTCAGAGTGGTATTGCTTCGGGTCAGACCACCACCCTGACCGCAGTCAAGAGCGATGCCGCAACACTGGCTGTTGATGACGCCACCATTGACCTGACAGATTCCACCAAGGCCAAGGCAGCATTGACAGCCATTGGCACTGCTGTGGGAACAGTTGCTGGTAACCAAGCCATTGTTGGTGCACAGCAAAATGCCATGAAGGTCCAGATGGAAAATGCCAAATCAGTCCAGTTGAACCTGGAAGCATCAATTTCACGTATTGAAGATACTGACATTGCTGCTGAAACCAGTAAGTTGCAACAGTTGCAAGCCAAGCAACAATTGTCTGTGCAAGTAATGGGCATTGTCAACCAATTCCCAGCATATGCACTAGGCTTGTTGCGTTAATGACTTAATAACAGGGGGTATTCACTATGTCAATTTCATCTGCAACTAATGCCGCGGTATCCGCACTACTGATGGTCGATCGTGTGGCGGCCATGACCAGCAAAAATATTGCCAATGCGGATACCCCCGGTTATCATCGTCTGGAAGAAACCAATTATGAACTGGGTTCCAATTCCGGAGTGCGTACAGAAATTCGTCAGAAACAGGACCAATATCTGGAGTCCGAATTGAATCGTGCACAGCAATCATCTGCCGAATCAACTGCGTTAAAAGAAGGGCTGGATCAGATTGATGCAGCCATCAGCAACAGTGGTGTCACTGCTGCTTATGATAATTTTATGAATTCCACTCGGGAGTTGATGGTAACCCCCGACAATCCAGTTCGTCAGAAAGATTTCGACATCAAAGGCCGCACACTGACCGAAAGTATGAACAATCTGACCGTGCAATTTGGTCAAATTCAACGGGGTATCAAACAACGTCTGGACCTCCACAATATTGAATTGCAAAGTGTGCAGGCTGATCTGACCCGTTTGGCATCTCAGCCCATGAGCGATGAGGTGGCCAATCAGATTTCTGCCTTGCAATCACGCGCACAGATGTTGACCGGCAGCATCAGCGGTTATAACAAGCTGATGAGTAGCATTATTCCGCCCATTTTGGGACAATTTTTTGATGCCCGACAAAAAGTCACCGATAACATCAACAACAGTTACGGAAAAGATCTGATTGACACCAATGGTCGCTGGAATTACAAGCCAGCTGGCGATGTTACGGCTTTGGCTCAGACTGATGGCGGCGAATTTGTGGAGAATTTTGCTGTGATGCAAGTGTCAGTGGGGGCTCAGGCAGCAGGCGTTGACGGCCAACTCCAGAATGAAAACAGCACTGTGGATCAGCTGAAGATTCAGGCACAGCAGGCGTATGGTGTCAACTTTGTGGATGAAACCATTAAATTGCAACAATATCAGAAAGTTTATGAAGCCGCCAGTCTGGTGTTGAAGGTTCAGAACGAGATGGTGGGATCATTGTTGAACGCCATTGCCTGATTAGGGTTGACTGACCTCCCGTAATGTGCAATAATACTGCTTTGTGAGATATCTTGTGAGGCCAGTAATGAATAAGATTGTTGATGAATTGGTTGCGCAAGTGGCCACAGACAGCAGCGGCAAATGGGTCGCTGTTGCAGACCTGCCTGAGTTTGTGCAGTTGATTGTCAGGGAATGTGCCGATTATGCCTTTTCCGATGAACAAGACCATAGAGCAATGTTAAAACATTTCGGAGTTGAAGAAAAATGAAAGCATATAAGACCAGTATCAAGGAAGTGTTCAGCGATGATCTCAATAATCCATTCTGGCAACGACTAAAGGCAAGTCCCGGATACAAAAAATTTGAAGATGACTTGGCCCATATTATAGAAGAAAGTTTCAAACACAATATGCCCTATAACCAGATTCCCAAGGATAAATTGTGAACGAACGAATTCGAGAACTTGCTGAACAGGCTGGATTTTATTATACTGACAAGACTGGGTTTATTACACCTGCTGGTTGTAATCCTGCAAAGTTCGCCGAGTTGATTGTGGCGGAATGTTTAGGCATTGTAGACGATGCTGAACGAGGTGGTAGTAATGATATTTGGGACAATGCCGTGAAGTTTATTAGACGAGATTTACAAGAACATTTCGGAGTTGAAGAATGAAACAAAAAATCATTGAGTTTGCTGGTGTTCCTCTTGTGCGAGTGGCTTACATTGATAAACTTTGGCAAGTACAAATGCGTGACTCAGAAGATAGTGAAGATTGGGTCATTGTCGGCAATGGATTTAAGTCATCTGCTGAAGCTGTAGAACAAGCACCCTATCTTTGCGAATTTTGAACATTTCGGAGTTGAAGAATGATAAAAAAGTCTATTGAACTTGATGTTGATGTAATTGAAGATATTGTGGTAGAGGAACTTAAAGACTACTACAATCTCTGCAACGTGCCCAACAAGATAGATTGCAGTGACGATGTCATCGATCCTGATCAAGACCTACTGCAAGCCCTGGACCGTGTGTTACAGGAGTATATGACCGCACACGAGTATGAACAATGGCAAGCCCAACTGGAGTTGAATAATGCGTAAATTTCTGACAGAAATGTTTGAGGGAGTATTGCTGCTGTTGTCAATTCCGGTGATCTTGATCATGTTGATTGCATTTATTACTATGGATCTGGTCACTGGTCGTTCCACTACCAAAAATAAATGACCACCCAGAAACAGGCCATCACAGCACTGGTCTACGACCGTCGTGGTCGTATTCTCAGCGTGGGACGAAACAGCTATCACAAGACACATCCCCTGCAGGCACAAGCAGCCAAGGCAGTGGGGCTGGAACACAAAATTTACCTACACGCAGAAATTGACGCATTGGTCAGGATCAAAGACTGGAGTCGAGCACATCGAATTGTCATCACCAGATTTACCAAGAATGGTGAGCCTGCCAATGCCAAACCTTGTCCGGTCTGTGAGCGTGTGATCCGTCAGGCCGGCATCAAATTTGTTGAACACACCTAAGATTACTTTAATACAGGAGTTAACCATGCAGTTTATGAGCCAAAACAAGCGTATTCTACCCCGAACCAGCATGATCAATCGTCAGACCAAGCGAGCATTTGATCCCAGCAATCTGTCAGATCTCAAAGAATATCGACACTTTGTTGTCCATGGCACCTGGACTTCTGCCACTTGTCCGTTTGAAGTAGAGTGGCCCTATCTGAGCATCCCGCAGATGATTCAGGAACGAATCACTGAACATTACTTGCTGAATGTGTTGAAGATTGACGACTAAACATCAGACCCGCTTCGGCGGGTTTTTTGTTAAATACTTGTCAGGGGATATAAAAATGGCCGCAAACGGGATATCAACACTGACGATAGCAAGTGGGACCACTCTCACAAAAAATGTCAATCCACCACATTCTAATACTGAGATTGTTCCTCCTTACTCAGCTATTTGGAGTTTAAATTACTCAGGCGCTTTGGGAGCAACAAATGATGTCTCATACAAGCTGTATGTAACATCGTTGGGAATAGGATCTGCTGTCACATTGACCAGTCATCAAACAGGTGATTATGCAGTAACAGCAGGCAACTTCTTGTATGATGAATACGGAACCAGCATTGGCATTATAAAGGGTAATACCACAATAGACAATTACATGGCCAAAGCCGCGGCAGTTTGTGGTTCATTGTCTAACACTATAATAACTGCTGCAACATACAAAGGCACATGGAACGCTTTTACTAACACTCCCACACTGACTGATGGTGTTGGTACCTTGGGAGATGCTTACGATACAATGACTGCTGGAACAAGTGGAGCTTTTCCAGCATATGGCGAACAAGACTGGCGCATCTATGATGGAGCCACTTGGGTGAGAGTTGATAAAACAACCACAACACAGTGGACCATAACACCGGCTACAGGCGGCCTAGCAGACAAAGAAGCCCGACAAAAAGCCAAGTTAAATTTGGCTGCTGCCAAACGCGAGAGTGATGGTAACCCCAGGGCCACATATGATATCAGTCTGCTACCCACACAATTTGATGGCAATGTCATAATAGATAATATATCTGATGGCAATCTTCTTACTCCGGGGCGTCCCTGGATTCCATCAGTGGCGGCATTTACATTCTACGAAGCATTTAATACTACAAGTGCAATAGAAACCACACAATACAATGTCAGCGGCAATAAAATTTACGTTTATTCTTCAACTTTCGACGTCCCGTCTTACCAAAATGCAGTAATCAAAGTCAACGACATTGAAATATACAATGCAGGAAGTCGTGGGCACACTCTGGCAATATTGAATCCATATGGTGATACCATCAGTATCACCACTTATGACACGTATGGCAATGCTGGTGCAGTGACAGCACTTGCAAATGCACTAAACAGCGTGGCAATCGGTAATGTTGTTGTGCTAACAGTGTGGGATGCCAGTTCTCTAAACTCTGCAGTTCGATCAGTATTGAATGCAGGATACGGTTCCACCAACGGCAACACCTGGACATCAAGCAGAGTGGATCACATTTTCATCGGAATAAAAATTTAACAATTTGGGATTTTTTAGATATGTATTTGCTCAACTTTAGTTGACAATACAAGTCTCGTTTCGCTAATATATACTTGATAAACCTATAAATATATAGCTATGCTATTCGGCTACCTTTTACTATTAGTGGCGCTGACAATTAGTTCAGTGGCTGCATTTTACAGTATTGCTGGTTTGACAGCAATTTTTGCTGCTGCCACTGCATTCTGGCCCATTGTGATCATGGGTTCGGCTCTGGAAATTGGCAAGGTGGCCACCACAGTCTGGTTGCACAAGTATTGGCCACGCATGAGTCTGCAGTTTAAGCTGTATCTGGTGCCTGCCATTGTGGTGCTGATGACCATCACCAGCATGGGTATATTTGGATTTTTGAGCAAAGCACACACTGATCAGGGTCTGGTCACCGGTGACGCAGCGGCCAAGGTTGCCATATACGACGAGAAAATTAAAACTGCCAGAGAAAACATCGAGGCCAATCGCCGAGCACTCCGGCAAATGGACGAGGCAGTGGAACAGACCATGGGCCGAAGTTCTGATGAACAGGGTGCCGACAAAGCAGTTCGAATACGCAGAGGGCAACAGAAAGAACGTGCCAGATTGATATCTGAAATTGATACCGAACAACGAACAATCAGTAAACTTAACGAACAACGCGCCCCACTGGCCGCGGATGTGCGTAAAGTTGAAGCCGAAGTTGGGCCCATAAAATATATTGCGGCGTTTATTTACGGCGACAATCCCGACGCCAATGTTCTGGAGAAGGCAGTGCGATGGGTAATTGTGTTGTTGGTCACAGTGTTTGACCCACTGGCTCTGGTGTTGATCTTGGCGGCTGAACAGACATTTACCTGGGCCCGGGAGGAACGACGAAAACAACTGGAATCAGACCAGAAGCCAGCTGATACTGAAGACGTATCTGATCATCAGCCGTCAGCGGATGATGTTGCAGCCATGAATATTCATGCGCCCAACGACGATGAAGTTGAGCCCTGGACTGAACAAGAACTGGCAGCACTGGATTCAGCAAACAGCACAACGGAAATCGGTTCAGCAGTCCGGGACGAATTCATTGTGGAAGAAATGAATGTTCGTGATGTTGTTCCAGATGTTCCAGTGGAAACCTATCTGGATCGCAAGTGGTCCTGGTTTCCGCCTGGAGCCCAGCAAGTGGTTTATCAACCAGAAATTATTACACAACCCCAGCCCGAAGTCACTGACAGCGAGGTTCCAGAAGAACCTGCTGCAGAAACAGACCTGTCATGGATTGAAGAATTCATTGCCCAAGATGATGAACCCAACACTGTCCTGACAGAACCCCATACAGTATCAGAAGAGTTTGTGCAGCTGGTACAAAAGGCCGAGGAGCTCACAGAAGAAAACTCTGTAATTCAACAAAAAAACACTGAGTTACAGGCGCAGTTGGAAAACACAGAAAAAGATCTGGCCAGTGCCATACTGGTGATTCAGGAAAAAGAAGCAGAGATTGACAGGTTTAAGAAGTCCAGTGTATTTGCTCTGACTGATGATGATGCCGACAATTTAGACCGAGAGCGAGCCACCAATGCAGGATTTGGCACACAATTCCCAACAAATCCTCTCAAGGGTGATATGTATTTGAGAGTGGATATGTTGCCCAACAAACTCTATAAATGGAACGGACGCAAGTGGATCGAGACCGACAGAAATAAAACTGATCGGTATGTCTACGAAGAAGAATATATAAAGTATGTGGCCGAAAAAGTCAGAATTGGCGAAATCGATTTCGCTGACCTCAACAAAGCCGAGCAGGAAGAAGTACTAAAGAAATTAGACTATACTACAAGAAGCCAACTATGAGCAGAATCATCACATATCCCGACACCGCCGATAGAATGGGCCATCACGTAACAGTAATAATTGACGCCACTCTGGAAGATGTGGGAAATATTGCGTTATTTCTCAAAACCAGTAAATATGAACACGACGTCTATCTTTATCGAGAAGATATAGATCATCTGGAATGGTTGAGTTGGGTCATTGACCATGCAGATCATGTACTGCATAATGAAGTCACTGGGGTTACCCTGCAGAATCATCGCAAACTCGATCGATTTGGCGCAAATCAAAATTTAAAAACCGCATTGGAGTATTATCAGAATTATGACAACGAAAGAATAACTGATGGAATTTAATTCAAACTCAAAATTTAAAGGCAGCACTGTTTACGTCAAAAACGAAAATGTAGAACAGGCACTGCGTAAATTCAAAAAGAAGATCCAGGAATTTGGACTACTACAAGAATTGCGCGATAGAGAATTTTTCGAAAAGCCCACAACCGAACGCAAGCGCAGAAAAGGCGCAGCCAAGGCCAGATGGCGCAAGCATCTGCAAAGTCAAAAGTTGCCAAAAAAATTATTCTGATATTGACGGAATAATATTAGTATATTAAACTAAGTTGTAGGTATAAATATCTATGTGAAGTGCTCATGGTGAGGCTTCACGATAAATCTTGCTTAATTAAAGGAGAACTCTTATGTCTAAGATTATCGGCATTGATCTTGGAACCACGAATTCGTGCGTGGCCATCCTGGAAAACGGCGCAGCCAAAGTAATTGAAAACTCAGAAGGCGCCCGCACCACACCCAGCATTGTTGCTTACACCGACGACGAAATTCTTGTTGGTGCACCAGCCAAGCGACAAGCAGTAACCAATCCCAAAAACACAGTGTATGCATCCAAGCGTCTGATTGGTCGCAAGTTCACTGAGCAGGCTGTACAAAAAGACATCGACCTAATGCCCTACGAAATCGTGGCTGCTGATAATGGCGATGCCTGGGTCAACATTCGTGGCGACCGCAAAGCCCCACCGCAGATTTCAGCTGAAGTTCTGCGCAAGATGAAGAAGACTGCCGAAGATTACCTGGGCTATGAAGTCACCGAAGCAGTGATCACTGTGCCGGCATACTTTAATGATGCGCAACGTCAGGCCACCAAGGATGCTGGCCGCATCGCTGGACTGGAAGTCAAGCGCATTATCAATGAACCCACTGCTGCTGCATTGGCATTTGGCATGGACAAGAATGAGAAGGCTGACCGCAAGATCGCAGTCTATGACCTGGGCGGTGGCACGTTTGACATCAGTATTATTGAAATCAGCAGTGTTGATGGTGAAAAACAGTTTGAAGTCCTGAGCACCAACGGTGATACATTCCTGGGCGGTGAAGACTTTGACCAACGACTGATTGATCATCTGTGTGAAGAATTCCGTGGCCAGACTGGTATTGATCTAACCAAGGATGCCATTGCGCTACAACGTGTCAAGAGTGCTGCAGAGCGCGCCAAGATCGAACTCAGTAGCAGTGCTCAGGTGGAAGTCAACGAGCCCTATATTGCCATGGACCCCACCGGTCCCAAGCACCTGGTGGTCAAGATCACCCGTGCCAAGTTTGAAAGCATGGTGGAGGATCTGATCAATCGCAGTATTGAGCCCTGCAAGGTCGCAGTCAAGGATGCTGGTGTCAAGCTGGAAGACATCAGTGATGTTATTCTGGTGGGCGGCCAAACTCGCATGCCTCTGGTACAAGCCGCAGTGGAAAAATACTTTGGTCGTACTCCTCGCAAGGACGTCAATCCTGACGAAGCAGTGGCAGTGGGCGCAGCTATTCAGGGCGCAGTCCTGAGTGGCGACAAGAAGGATGTGTTGCTACTGGACGTTACTCCACTGAGCCTGGGCATTGAAACAGTGGGTGGTGTTATGACCAAGTTGATCAAGAAAAACACCACTATCCCCACCAAAGCCACACAAGTGTTCAGCACCGCAGACGATAACCAACCTGCTGTGACTGTGGTGGTTGCACAGGGCGAGCGTGAGTTTGTTCGTGACAACAAGCGTCTGGGCGAATTTAATCTGGAAGGAATTCAACCAGCACCACGTGGCACTCCGCAGATTGAAATCACTCTGGACATTGATGCCAACGGTATCCTCAAGGTTTCAGCCCGTGACAAGAACACTGGCAAGGAAAATAAGATCACCATTAAAGCCAACAGTGGATTGACTGAAGAAGAAATTCAACGCATGGTGCAGGATGCTGAAGCCAATGCCGATGCTGACAAGCAGGCACGTGAGCTGATTGATGCCAAGAACAGTGGCGAACAACAACTGCATGATATTCGCAAGAATCTCAGTGAACACGGTGACAAGATCACTGAAGAACAACGCACTAAAATTGATGCAGCCATTACGGCACTGGAAACTGCCATGGCTGGCGATGATGCCACCAAGATCACTGAGGCAGTGGGTCAATTGTTTGAACCAGCAATGCCGTTGTATGAAGCGGCACGTGCAGCAGAACAACCTGCTGCCGAAACCAACACTGCAGCAAATTCAGATGATGGAGTAGTCAATGCTGAATTTACTGAAGTGAAAAAGGACGCCTAACAGGGTCCAAATTTATCTTGCTTAATTAAAGGAGAAACCAAAATGACACAAATGTATACACTAGATTTACCAAATATTCACCGTTTTGCGGTGGGCTTTGATCGTATTTTTGACGAACTGCATCGCACTGCAGGCACACTGAATGGTACTAACTATCCGCCCTACAACATCATCAAGCAGAGCGAAACTGCCTATCTGATTGAAGTTGCTGTGGCAGGATTTGAGGAAGCTGAACTCGACGTTGAGGTGGTGGATCTGGAATTGATCATTCGCGGCGAAAACAAGCGATCAATTCCTGAAGGCACCACATATCTGCACCAGGGCATCGCTGCCCGCAATTTCGTCCGCACGTTTGCTCTGCACGAAAATGTTGAAGTTCGCAATGCTTCAGTTAAAAATGGCATTCTGACTGTGTCTCTGGAACACATTGTTCCTGAGTCAGCCAAGCCAAAGAAAATTGCGATTACTTTCCAAAAGTAATATAATTAGTAGTACAGGGGCGGTGATTTGCTGCCCCTGTTTAATTTAAATGGAAATAATACGAATGAGCCAGCAGCAGACAGATGTCAAGGTACGTGCAACACCAAATTTTGATCTCAAAGAACCTCCCCAGTACAAGGTCATCTACATCAATGATGAAGTCACCACCATGGAGTTTGTGATTGAAACTCTGGTGGCCATTTTTGATCACAGCAGAGAAAATGCCCAGGATTTGACCCGAGTCATACATGAGCAAGGGGCTGGAGTTGTTGCGGTGTTGCCTTATGAAATGGCTGAGCAGAAGGGTGTTGAAGCCACACAATTGGCCAGAAATAACGGATTCCCCTTGCAGATTAAATTAGAACCAACCGAATGATATTCAACAAAGTCAGAGAATTAAAAGACAAGGGTCTGAAGATAGGTATTACTTTTAGTACCTTTGACCTGCTGCATGCTGGACATATTGCCATGCTGGCCGAGGCCAAGAATCACTGTGATTATCTGATTGCAGGTTTACAAACCGATCCCACCATTGACCGGCCCGACACCAAAAATCCACCAGTGCAGAGCATTGTGGAACGACAAATTCAGTTGGCTGCAACTCGTTATGTGGACGAAGTTGTGGTCTATCAGACTGAAAAAGATCTGGAAGATATTTTGTTGACTCTGCCCATTGATGCCAGAATACTGGGGGTGGAGTATGCGGATAAAGATTTTACCGGCAAAGAAATCTGCAGTAAACGTGGTATAGAAATAATTTATAACGGTCGCGATCATAGTTTTAGCTCGTCTAACTTGCGCAAGCGTGTGGCAGAAGCCCAGACTAAAAAACCCAAATGAAAATTACAGAAAACACCATGATATTTCTGTGCTCTTCAGCAAAGGAATAAAATGAGTTTTTCAATTATGTTGGATTTGGAAACATTGAGCACCAGACCCGATGCAGTCATACTGACCATGGGTGCGGTTAAGTTTGATCCCCATAGTGAAAATCTTGGCGCAGGAATCTATCACCGTGTTGATGTAGATGAGCAGATCGCTTTGGGTCGACACGTGGATGACACCACTGTTGACTGGTGGGGACGACAGGCGGAAGATGTCAGAGAAGAAGCTCTGGGTCCAGACAATCGAATCAGTCTGGAAAATTTTACTGCAGAGCTGAACAGATTCCTAGTGGGGGTCGATTGCATCTGGGCACAGGGACCGGTGTTTGATATTGTAATTTTAGAAAATCTTTATAGACAACTGGGTAAGCCTGTACCCTGGAACTATTGGCAAATTCGTGATAGTCGCACTTTATTGAGCACGCACGGAGACCCCAGAAATAAGAACAGTGCAGGATTACACAACGCACTGGCGGATTGTGTAAGCCAGGCTCAGGCAGTGCAAATTATTTTCGCTCAGACTGGTGTAAAGAAAAAAGAAAGGTAAATGTCATGCAATTAATTTTTGGTCGAGAAAACGCAGAAAAATTAAGAGAAAAATATACAGTCCTGGATCTGGAAACTCTGGAACAAGATGGACAAACTCTGGATGTTTTTTGTCTGATCCCTGGAGATAAAATCGGACTTGCAGAACTGCCCCAGTTGGAACACTGGATCAAACTGCATAATGATTTCTTACACGGGTATCGGACTCAACAATATGAATATTGCCGCCAATGCATCGAACATTTAATGGGAAAATTTGGTGGGGAAGCGGATACGTTTTATGAAGAAATTCTAAAACGCATTGATCAACAAGAACCGCATATGCTTTAGTAATAAAACATTAAAGTATTCCAGATAATAAGTATTGTAGAATGTTGCACATCATTTGAGACACCACAATGAAACGAGTCTGGATACTACACTACGCTACTGAACTTACTGGTTACGAAAATATCAGACTGAAAGAATGTCTGATTCAGAATGGCTACGAAGCAGAAATATATGAGCCCAAATATTTTGATATTATTGTCAGCCGCGGCACAGTAAAAAGTATCAGATATCGGGGGGAGAAAATCAGTCTGCCCAATTTGGTTCTGAGCAGAACTGGCGCGGGATCCAACTATTTTACCCTGGCACTGATGAGACAGTTGGAAAAGTTTGGGGTCCCTGTGATCAACAACAGTGAAAGCATACACATTGTCAAAGACAAGTTGTGGACCAGTCAGATTCTAACTCGAGCACATATCCCCATACCCAAAACCATTCTGGTTAACGGTGACGTGGATGTGGATCTGATACAGTCTGAAATTGGTTTTCCTTGCGTAGTCAAAGCCACCAGCGGCAGCAAAGGAAAAACCGTATACCTCTGTGAAACCAAGAAGATCTTCCTGGGTCTGATGAATCTGTTGAGTTCCATTGCTTTGAAGAAAACTCTTATCATACAGGAGTTTGTGGACTCGCAGGTTGGCGCAGACTTGCGCGTCTGGGTCATCGGTGGCAAGTCAGTGGCTGCAATGAAGCGCACGGCTGCTGATGGGGACTTCCGTGCAAATATCAGCAACGGTGGTCACGGTGAGTCTTACGAAATCACAGAAGAAATAGATCGCATTGCCACCCAGACCGCTGCAGCACTGGGTCTGGAAATTGCTGGGGTTGACTTGCTGTTTGATAAAAATGGATTCTTGGTCTGCGAGGCCAACTCAAGCCCGGGATTTTCTGGCATGGACAAATATTGCAATCAGGACATGGCACAAAGCATTGTGGATTACATCAAATTAAAAATTTAGTAGCATTTAGCACTAGTATAATTTAATGATTATATGCATGCTTTTCAGGTGATTCTGCCATATCATAGTTGCTAAGTAATTGTGTAACAGTATGCAGTTACTTAATTTATTTCAAAGGAGAATGACTATGTGGACCAAGCCAACAGCAATTGATGCACGTTTCGGTTTTGAAGTCACCATGTACATCGCCGCTCGTTAATTTGAGTGACTGTACCAAAAAAAGCCGCCCTGAGGCGGCTTTTTTATTTCCGATTGAAAAATATTATAAATATTGTTGCAGTGCAACAATATTTCGTTTATAATAGATAAATAAAGTAGAGATCAGAAAATGCCGCATGGGGCGGGTTTTCAAATATGTTCTCGCTTGATACAAGGAGAAAATTATGTTTAAGTTTGAATCATTTATTGAACCAGTAGTTAGCAGCGCAAAGAGTATGACCAACACATTGGTTAAGAATGAAGTTGCTCGCACTTCAATCAACTCACTGATTGATGCTCAGTATGAATATACCAAGGCCGTGGTCAACTATTCCACAGCACTTGCTGGCACCGTATATGACAGTGCTAAGAATTTTGACCCTGCCAAATTGTTCGCCGCCAAGTAAAATTTGTTAGCTGAACAGACAAAACCCCACAAATTGTGGGGTTTTTGTTGACTATGTTATTTGTTAATGTTATGTTATATGACAACACAAGGAGTGCTAATGAAACCCAAGATTTTTAGTAGTGATATCAACGTTCAAAAATGTGTCAAGCAGGTGGGTGGTAACCAATTTAATTTGGTTCTGGTGGCTGCTGCCAGAGCCAGAGAGATTGCCAAGACCAGATATATTGCTCAAAAAAATAATTTGGAGTTAAAGTTTCCCACTAAAACCATGACTCAGGCCCTGCACGACATCGAAAATCCCGAATAAGTATTAGACGTAGTTTGGATTTTTTGAATGGGAATGTCTAAACATGAGATTATTGTCTTTTTTGCTGTTTTTTATTTTTAGTGTCACAGCCAGCGCCAGCGCCATCACTGCCAGATCATTTCTAGTTACTGACACTGCTGGATCAGTATTGGTGGAAAAGAATGCCGACAGGCCTCAGCCCATTGCCAGCATTACCAAATTGATGACAGTGATTGTGATACTAAATGCTCGTCAGAGCCTGGAAGAATCAGTGCCGCTGAACTTTAAACTGAGCCGCCAATACCACACACGGCTTCCACGTAGTCTCAAGATGTTGTCACGTCGTGAATTGATTCAGCTGGCCATGGTCAAGAGTGATAATTTTGCTGCCTATACTCTGTGTGACAACTACCCCGGCGGTGTGGATTTCTGTGTGGCTGCAATGAATCAGGAAGCCCAGCGACTGGGTATGTCCAACACTCAGTTTGAAGATCCCACTGGTTTGGATGCAGGCAACATCAGCAATGCTCGTGATTTGTCCAAACTGGTTTTGGCAGCCAATTATTATGATGAAATTGTCAATGCCAGTGGAAAAAGCAAAGTAAGCATACTCACCCGCAAGAGTCATAAAGATTTTCCCAACACCAATCCCATAGTCAGAACAGGTAACGAAAATGTTTTGGTTAGTAAGACTGGTTATATTGGTGCCAGCGGTGGTTGCATCGTCATGCTGATTGACACTGCACAAGGACCCAGGGTAGTGGTGGTCTTGGGCAGCAGAAACACTCGTACCAGAATCCCCGAAGCCCGGTCTATTATTGCCAGTCTCTAGACGATCAGTGATTTTCCCAATCACTGCGCTCTTGATTGATCTGTTTGCGGCGCAACTGAATCACCACATTTAATTTCTGTTGCAGGCGAATCAGATCATTGTCCAGGCAACGCACACGATCAATCAGGGCAATCAGCATGGTGCTGGCCTCGCTGATTACAGGTTTAACTTCTGTGGTTGCCCAATGCCAGACATAATAGACCATGTAACTGATTCCCACAGCAGCCACTACAGGGAATCCAAATTTGTTAATCAGTGCTGCTAGTTCCATGATATCAATCCTTTCTTGCGTCTTCCTTGCCATCAGCACGTGAAATACGCTCGATGTCAGGTTCCACACCTAGAATATTACTGAGTCTGATGTCAATTCTGATGACATCGTGCACCATGACTTTGACACGATTGTCCAGAGTCACGATTATTGCGGTTAGGTTTTTGATAGACGATAACACGCCAGCCAAGATAAACTTGAGTGTCAGAAAAACAAAGTACCCGCCAGCCAGGGCAGCGGCGATGGGAAACCCAACTTCAGATATGAGACCAAATGCGTTTTCCATGATTGTCTCCAGAAACTCACTACTTTAGTATTTAATTTTGCTTGACAGGAAGTTTAACTAGCAGTATAATTGCTGCATAACGTAACAACACAGGAGCAAACGCCATGTCCAAATTTTATCGCAATCGCATCAGCTTTGCCAGTATCCAGGAGCGTGGCCGACAACTGCAAGCACAAACTGCCCGACTCATGGAAACCTACACGATTCCCACTGTGTCTTTGGTGGATTGTGAATATGACAAGCAACGCGGCGTGCTCAAATTGACCAGCGATGTGGTGGGCATGCCACCGGCACTGTTTATTCAGAGCCATGTCACCGGCCGGGTAGTTCGTTTTACTGTAGTGGGCCCCGAAGATGTGCTGTTTGATCCAGATGGATGGGATGGCGAAATGCAGATTTATCGCCCCGTGGGTGGTCATGCCAATGTTAATCACCTTTGTATCTATAATTCCTGATAATTTTTGCTTGACAATCCAACCAAAAGATCATATAATAGCGGTACAGTGAACAACAAGGAGCATACAATGACTGCACAAGAAATCGTTCGTGAAATCGTCGCTGGCAACTTCACCGCCGACGAAGTTCGTAGTTTCTACGATGCCTACAAGTTTGCTGCCAACAACCTTGCTCGCAAGAATGCATTCACTCTGCGTCGTGGTGCTCAGGTCAAGTTCACCAATAGCAAAGGCACCGCAGTACAGGGCGTGGTGGCCGATGTCAAGGTCAAGAACGTCATTGTGGTGGTGGGCAACACTCGCTACCGTGTGCCGGGCAGCATGCTGACTGCAGTTTAACCAGTAGTTGACAAACTGACGTATTGGTCGTATAATAGACACACATTAACAGCACAGGAGTGCAGATCATGGGATATACTGTTTACGATACCATCAGCTTTGTCAGCATCAAGTGGTACCGCAGTCGTAGTGGTGCGCAACGTGGTGCCACCTGCATGAACCGCAATGCCAAAGCAGTCAGATATGCTGTTATGGAAGACGGTGAATATCAGGCCTTTGCCCAGCCGCTGACTCGCACTGTTAAGAATCTTATGACTGGCCAGGAACAGGAAATCGCCATCAATACTCCCCACTGCTGTGATCCCAGTTCAGAACGATACTGGAGCATGTAGTAAAATGTTAACACTCCATCAGATAAGTAATTTGATGGAGTGTAACAATCATGCTTGAAAAAACCCGACTAGACGGATTGCTATTTGCCATACTGGGAGATCAGACTCTGGTAGAGCGTTGGTGGAATCGTCCCAACCAGGCATTTGACGGTGCCATGCCAATTGATGTGTTTGTTCTACAGCCTGAGCGTGTCCGAGATTATATCTTTGACGCTGCCAATCTGGGTGGCGATTACCGTTAAGTTCGACTAAATCTCAAGCAGTAACAACTCGGTATATGTCATCGTAGGCTATGTTACTATCGTCATAGCCTATTTCTTTGAACAGTGTTTGACAGTTGTCCAATAACTCCCGTGTGATGATGTGTCGGAATTCCCCGTAGAAATGGTGGAAATTGTGCTCAATTATGGGTTCCAATTTCCTAGCAATGTCTAATTTTTCTGCATCTGTCAGATTACAATACCAATTCAACTGATCCACCACTGCATCTATACGCTGATCGGGGTCCTGTATGTCATCGTAACTCTCATCGATGACGCTGTCAAAAGTTTTGAATCCATATCTTTTTAGATAAGCCAGATTTCCAGGTGCTGCCAACAACATGAATGGTTGTTTGCTAACTATGGGTTTGAATATTTTTTCAGTCAGGTGCAGTTTGTCATAATAGAAAACTGTTTCTGTGACCACGTGCCAGAAACTTTCTAGATTTAACATATTTTTTTTTGCATCTTCAACTGTTACACATATTGGTATACTACCACTGGCAGATCCTGGTATTTTGTCTCCATCAATGGTTAATTTTTCATTAAAATTGATAAAATTTTTAAATATATGTTTTTTTGATTGAACCGACAATTTGCTGTTGCTATCAAATATTTCGTCTCTCCAGGTC